CATCCCGGTACGTCAGGCGGTTTGTGCCGCCGCTTGTGATCTGCCCGAAGTGCGTACCGCCGTTTGTTGTTCCGAAAAACACTTCAACTATTTTCCCTGCGTATGTACTTGACGGCTCCGGGAAAGTTACCGTCCGGCTCGCTGTGTTTCCGATGCGCAGCCAGACAACAAGCTGTGAATAGTTGCTTATCCAGTCGATTGTCAGATAATTGCTTAAGTCCACATCTGCGTCATCTACGCTTAAGTAAGTCAACCCGCCCAATTTCGCCCCACCTGCGGCCCCGCTTGCGAGCTTGTCGGAGGTTACCGCGCCGTCTGCGATTTTCAGCGTATTAACCGCCGCCGTGTCTATTGTCCACACGGCCCCGGAGCTTGTCACGTCTATGTCGCCTTTGTCGCCGTCCGTTACCCCGGACGTGGTAATATAGTTGTCGATGCTATCCGCTAACACGCTCATAGTCCACGCGCCTAAATCCCCATCCGTGTTAGCGCCGACAACGCGCGTCGGGGTGAATGATGCAAGCGAATCTAAGCGCACCACGCCGGAAACATGTAAGCGACGGGCCGGGGCCGACGTGGAGCCTATGCGGGTAGAGCCTGCGAAGTTATTTGTTGCGCTTGCGCCGGATTGATACACTCCAATCCCTTGATTGCTTTCTATTGATATAGCAGTCCAATTAGGCGCTGCGGTAATAGAAGGGCGTATTCTTAGCCCCCAAGTTGCGCCGGTCGCGGTTCCTGTTTGGACGATATTATCCCTAAGGTCTATTAACGCCCATGTCCCATTTCCTGATGACGCCACAAATCCACCACCGCCTGTATATGCAGCACGATGGCCTGAAGTGTGTGTCTGATAGTCCGTGTTTTCAAAAGCGCCGACGCCATAACTTGGAATGCCATCATTCCAAGCGCCAACACCAAACGTACCTCGGGTATTTGTTGTTTGCCCCGATGTCCATGCTGTGGGACGCGATCCGGTTGCTACTTTTGGCCCTATTGTAATGTAATCAGGACCTGCGAGGCTAATAGCGCCAGCTGACCCAATATAAAAACGGTTATTTGTTGCGCCGTAATTATACGCGGATATCAGCCCTATTCTGTCAGATGTCCCACTATATGACGGCATAGTCATTATGAAAGACTTTTCAGTGTTTGCGGTTCGTCCGGTTCCCTCATAAAGATTCCCGCCGCCAGCGGATCCAATATTAGCGCCTACATACATGTTCACTGCGTTGAAATTCATTGCTCCGGGTAAATTTGCCGGAGTTTGATTGATTCCTATTTTGTTACTTGATACGTATAGCGCATTATTGATTACATTAACAGATGTCCCTGATTTTGGCACAATTAGTGTTGAAAATAATGAATCTCTCACTTCTAGTTTTCGCAAAATAGCGTCTTGCCCAGCAGTAATGTAGTCATAGCCTGATCTTTCTACAATCCACACATCACTTGAAAGAGGACCGCTGCCAAGTGTGCCAGTCATCACTACTAGCTTACTTGAATCCGTGCCAACATCTACTGAAATAGCGGCGGCGGCATGTCTGCCGGGCATTGAATTAAGAACTTGTCGCCAGTTCCCTCCGCTGTCCATATAAGCGATTGTGTCAATGCCTAGATTATTGGAACTTGCGCCGCCATGTAATACCCATAATTTTCCATCATGCACAACAGTCTGCGGATAATCCACGCCTAGAAAAGGATAATTAGGCATTTGTTCCCATGTAACACCGTCTATGCTGCGATATATTGTATTTGTGTAACTTTTTGGCGTCAAATAATACCCGCCGGAAACTGCCCATAAATACCCATTATACGAAGCTACCGCGCCCCAAAGGTTTTTATTCGCCCAGCTTAATCCACTTGCAACCTGCGACCATGTTTTTCCGTTGTCGCAGCTTCTCCATACATCATTGCGCGTGCTTGTAGTGTCGTTCAGTGTTACCTGCCCGCCGACGGTAAACAAACACCCATTATGTACAGTCCCGCCAAAAAGAATGCGGCTTCTAGGGTATGGCAATGTGTCAACCAGCGCCCAAACTATAGTATCCCCATTCAAATAACCTTTCCATATATCATTTGCATTAGAAGAGCTGTAATAATCTTGCCCCCATATAAAAGCAGTATCTCCGATAACTCCGTGCCCTACTGTATGCCGACGATACCAAGGCGCGTCTTTGAGTTTTACCCATGTTTGGGGGCTGTTTTTGTGGGCACGAAATTGAGAAGAAAAGGTCTGTGGCGTATATGCCGGGTTCCATCCGCCAAGCAAGAAAAGATAATCCCCCATCTGTACAAGCGCGCTCCCGTCCCTGCCAGTGTCGCTCATGCTTGCCGCCGCCTGCGTGAAAGTATAATTATAGAACTGAGTGCCATGATCTACGCTAATTACTCCCGTTGTCGTGATCGGGCCGCCTGTAAGACCTACGCCTGTCGCTACACTTGTCACTGTGCCTGATCCGCCGCCTGAGCTTGGCACTCTGATAGTGTCCCTGCCAACCTCGGAGCCGTTTTGATAATACACGGCTACGCTGTCGGATATGATGCGCGTCGAATCCACTAGTGTTGAATACCCAGATAGGCTATCCACAATCATTGACGCAACTTTAGATTGACTCACTGAAGACATTACCCATCTATTGCCATCATCTGTTTCCTGTGCGGTTAAAATGACCGTCTCGCCATGAACCATTGTGTATGTGGTAACTGTCGATCCAGAAACTCTAATCAACCCAGATAATTGTACAGCCCAAGTGCCGTCTTCGTCGTCTGCTGTAATTATGAATACTTTCCCTAAATCAGATGACAATGGATTGTCAAAATTCATTAGCAAGTTGGACGACGCTCCGGATTGCAAACGCAAGTAAACACTTACAAATGACGCGGACAACTTGTACAGGTTAGTGCTGTCTGACGGCAAGTCTGCACCTGTTGACTCAAAATACTTACTGTATCTTTCTGATGGATTTACTTGGCGCCAACGATTCCCAATAGAGAATGTCTTGTCATACCAATAAAGGATCTTCGTGGATGTGTCGTAAGCAATCAAGCAGTTCACGCGGAAGTCCTGATCCTCAATAGCACTCATGCTGTTTGGGTTTCCACTTACCACGCAAACTCCAGACCCACCGACTACCGCCTGCCCAACAAGCGATACTGAAGCTAATGAAATAAATAAAGTCAGAATAAGTTTATACATAGTACTCCTTTTTAAAACATTCGGCGAACATAACTCCCGGGCGTCAAGCCCATTGTATTATCCTGAGATGCGTAGAAATACCCACCAACAACTACGCCCTGCGTGTTTGCATCCGCAAAGTTTTTAGCCGTAACAGCAGATGTGCCGAAAGTCAATGTATTCGCTCCGCCAGTCAGTACCACACCTCCTGCTCCGCTCACCGCAACCGTGCCTCCTCCTGCGCCTCCGACTTGATTAAGCGTGAGGTTAGATGCACTAGCAGAGACAGCAGATGAAGATATAGTCTGTGCTTCATTCGTCACTGATTGGTCAGTCGCAGTAAGAGTAAATGATGGGTATGTGCCGCCAACTGTAATGCCTGTCCCGGATATAGAAACCGTTTGGTCTGGAGCTGAGTTGGTTACCGTCAGCTCATTGGTGCTCATCGATAAAGTTATACCTGTACCAGATGCTATTGTTACATCCGTACCTCCAGATATGTCTAGCGTAAATGGAGAAGACGCACCAGTGAATGTTAGGTTCTGTGCGTCTGTATTCACTGCTGAAATATCAAGAGAGTCGCTGGAAATAACAGATGACGTTTTTACATTATACACATCCCACCTGATCTTCCCGCCAGAGTAGGTGAAATTATTCAGTCGAGTATCTGTATCAGAAGATACCACTGCTGAGTAGTCCACCCATTTCGACCCGGGCGCTGCGTCATGTCGGTAGATGTACAGCAAGTTGTTCGTGGTATCTAGCGCTATACCAGCCTCATACCTCAAGTCCTGATCAGCTAGATCGGCGTTTGAGTTTGGGTTTCCATTTACAATAGTTACCCCAGACCCACCGATAATTGATGTTTGGGCGAACGCCGCAGAAAATGCGGCAAGCAAGATAAATGCCAACAAGATTCTCACTGCTAATAGATTTTTTGTCTTAATGTACCGGGTGGAAGCCCAAGTGTATTTGTTGCTGAAAGAATATACCACTCGCCGGTAAGAACTCCACCGGCCCCTGCTGATGTGTCGTTTGCATAAGTACCAACAGATAATTTTGTTCGCATAGTACCAACCTCTACTTTTAATGGATCACCCGGTGTCCCATTACCTGATAAGGTCATCGCGTCTGTAACAACCACCTGTGCGCCCCAATCATCGCCACCTCCGATAGTACCTGACGGACGAATAGTATCTCTACCTATCTCAATACCAGCTTGATAGTAAACTGCAATCGAATCCTGAATGATTCGAGTAGAGTCAACCACCCCACCTCCGCTTACAGTGCCAATCGTATCTAGCTGTGTGATCAAGCTCTGGAGTATGCAATTGTACTCATTTGCCGCTATCCCGTAATTATCATTTCCATATATCGTACCTCGAAGCAGTAACCTTGATGGTGTCCTACGGAATAATGTTGCCCTGAATCCAACGCCCGGCTGGCCTCCAGTCCCACGCTTTACGATATTACCCTCAAATACGCCGCTAGTCTTTATCGTGATTGTAGATATCCTGTAAGCTGAGCAGTCAGTGTAGAAGTAGTCCCCGGTTTTTACGCTATCTACAATGTGCTGTCCTCCGTCATAGTAAGCTCCAGTGAATATAATCCGAACAGTAAAGGTACTATCATTGACATAAGTTGATTGTGTAACATCCCCAAAACCATTGAAGTCCGCCTGAGCGAACAGGAAGACTGGTAGCAATAGAAATGGGATAATTATTTTCTTCATCAGAACACGAATTTAATCATCGTTTCTTGCGATCCACCAACAACGGAGTTGTTATAGTTCTCTAGCTTCATTTCAAGTGGCGACACACCAGTAACCCGAGCAGTAAGGTTTATCGTTCCGCTCGTAGAGTCAAACGTGGCTGGGTTCGTCCTACTTGGAGCAGCTAGATACTTGTTGATCACTCTTACGATCGGTGGAGAAAGTGTATTTATACCCGTGTTCGTCGCCCTGCTTCCTTGGAAGTCGAACCGAATATAGTACACGCTGCCCGGGTTTTGAGCAGAAGAGTGATGTATTGATCCACTAAGAAGTTCTACTCCAGCCGGAATAGTGAAGGTGCCAGTTACACCGTCTGTCCTTGAGAATGTCACCCCGCCACCGGTAGCTGTAACAAAGGCGCCGTTGCCCGCATCATATGTACTTGCGGCCACGGCAGAAGAAAATGACGGAGTGTTATTCGTCCATGACATAACGTATGGCGTTCCATCTGAAGGTGGGGTCGCATTTGGCAGATTGTATATGTCGTACATCTTTATAATGGAGTCGGCATCAATGGTCATTGTCTTCCCATTTAATGTAACGCTGCTTTCTATTACTCCAGATGATGGATTATAAGACCTTACATGAACTGTATTTGTAGCATTAACCTCAATATCTGCGACAAGCTGAGTTGCGCCCCATGCACGCAGACCGGATCTGTCGGTGAACGCCTGCACATTTCCAGCAGTCGTTCCGTTTGTAAAATGCAGATAAGCTCCGCCTGCGTTGTTCAACACAAGCCCGTTATTGATGTCGTTCCTTGGAGTTGACGCCATGGTCGAATAGCTTGTCCTACCCTTAGTGATCCCCGCTGTCGCTGAGTACATGGCAGTGAACGTATTAATAGTGTCAAGTCGAAGTGTGTTACCATTGGCGTCTATTGTTACACTACCCAGAGGGAGCGCTGAGATGAGTCCGTTGCCGCCAGACTGAAAGATAGAGTCGATTCGATGAACTAGTCCGCTGAGCTTTATAAACTGCATTTGAGAAGATACGCCGTTCTGATTATCTGGTGTGAATGTAAAGAGTCCGTAATTTGTACTTGGCTTTGTTACATCCCCAACTCCGGAAGGCACCGCAGTCTGCCCGCTGATCTGCCGGATCGTAACAGGTATAGAGAATAATGATGCGGCGCCGACGGTATCAACCACATAAGTTCCACCTGCCGACGTGAATACATAATCGCCTACTGTCACACTGGATGCCGTATAGGTATTCGTCTGATCATTGACTAGAAGCGTACCAGCGTATCTCGACGTCGGAGTAATAGCAAAGCCAGAGAACGTCACTGTTGCATTGAACTTGCGAATCAGTGTGTCCTGAGCGTACCCCTCTAGCGAAAGTACTGTGATCAGTATGACAAGTAATTTTCTCATTAGAATACACCTTTTATAGAATATGAACCGATGCCGGAAACGCCGGTGATCGTTGTTGTTGTAGAGCCAGCAGAGATCGTCGGATGCGTGATCTGATAGCCTGTGCCCTGATTGCTGAGTTGGATATTACTTGCGGTAGTCGTCTCAGTAATAGTTATCGCAGGTATAACCATAAGCAGTTCGCTCGTATTGAGCGAAGATGGAAGGCTTGTCCATGTACAAGTTATGTTCAAGGCGCCGCCTCCAGTGAGGTCACCTGCTCCGCCGTTCACCGTAAATGAGATCGGGCGACAGGACGCTGGGAATGTGATCGTGTAGTTGCCGGTAGATCCAGATACACTTGGCGCTGCTCCGAAGTATGTCACTATGACGCGGCCACCTCCTGCTAAAGTGGCGATATGGAAGCTGTACCCGGTAGCTGATGCGCTTGCCAGTGCAAGCGTGCCTCCAGCGGTAGAGAAATCAGAGCCTATTGTAAGCTGTTCAACCGGACCCGTGCCAGCGGTATATCTTCCAAGTAGGCGGTTTGTAGAGATGTCTTGGATATTGCCAAGCAGCACAGAGTCGCCGGATGGAATATACACCGAGTTCCCGCCAGAGATTGAAAGCGTGTCGTTTGTAAAGGTAAGAGTCTGTATTTCGTCAAGCGGGTCTAGGTAGTCCCATGCCCAATAGTAGCCAGAGAATCCGATTGGAGCTGGAATACAGACAATGGCGATCGGTCTTGATATAGTCACTGAAGATGCGCTGGTGAAAGTATTTGGGCCAGTAAACTTGATCAGGAATAACGAAGAAGCATTAATTGAGTTGGTATTCGGAGCTGTCGCGAACGGGTAGAAAAACACCGTCTTCCCAACCAGATCGGCGCTTGGATTTGGGAGAACGACGCCAGAGTTACCGCTTGATGCGTTGGCGTAAAAATGCCAGATATCAGTGCTCGTGAAATCTCCAGACGTTAATGTGATGGTAGTGCTTGTGGCTTGAGACACATTAACCCTTTTGGATGAAGAGGAACCCGACCCGCCAGTAGATAGTAACTGCCAGCGGTATGTGGCCACCTGATCAATGGCGAGCGTTGCGACAAACTTATAAGTTCCTGTTGTTGCAGTATAGCTTGATGGATATGTAACACTCGTGCCATTCACAATAGTCAGTGGGCCCGCAATGGATGCACTGGAAAGGCCGGATGCGCCAGTATAAAATACGCTCACCTCCACAACTTTCCCAATCATCGAAGCCGTTACATTCGGTAACGTAATCGTACTCCCGCTAGGAGTTGTGATTGCCTCGTATTGAATGTACATATAGTTGTACTTGTCAACAGTATCAGCGGAAAGCAGGTAGCTTGCGCCAGAAGAGCGTAGCGCCCAGACGTCATAATCTGCCCCGGCGCTGGTCCCTGCCGGTAGGTATATGCAGGTATCTCCTACCGTCCTTGTGATGCAGAGCGAATCTCCAGAAGTGTAGATGCGCTGATCGAAGAACTTCTTCAGGTTGTCCAGTGACGCTCTGCGCGGCAGGCCGTTCTTCTGTGAGTACACCTCGAATGTTGCATTCGTAGGCGCCGTGTCCTCTGTGAATGTATTTGGTCGCACCCACTGAGCGTTGCACGAAATTGCAACCAAAGACAGTAGTGCGGTAAATGTCAGTAACTTCTTCATTTGAATTGGTTTATGGTACAAATGTAGAAAACTACTGCTTACCCTAATAATTAGCCGTAGTTTTCTACCGTAAATAACAAGCCCTCAGCGCGTGCATCGCGCCAAGGGACTTGCTGAGATCGGCAAAACACTAATCGGTTTTTAGTGCCGCTAAGATGGTGGCGTACACTTTCGATCCATCGTCACTATCTCTGAGCCACCTTGCAAATGAGGTTACGTTGTCAGCGATGGTTTTTTGCCGATCGCCTTCCTTGATATCCAGTTTGGTTGTCTTCCACTTCCATACGAAGTTGCGCCGGTCTAGGTAGATTACCTGAAGATCCATGGCACGTTGAACAGCGATCAAGTGTTCACCGTCTGCTTCGACCTGCTGAATGATTGAATTGAGCTGATCGAAGTCGCTTTCGGCTGCATCCATGAGCTTGACGCGTAAGGATTGAACAGAGTCCGTTGGTTCGCTCGTACCGAGCTTTGCGGACACAAGCCGGACTTGGTCATCACTCAATACAGCGACCCTACGGATCAGCTCGATAGAGGATAGCTTACTCTCGACTTTAGCTTCAGCGGCCTTTGCGTCGTTCACTTCCTCGAAGATGATCTCTTTTGTTGTGTCGCGGTGCGGGTTGTTCGCATTGTAGTTGCAGAGCATCAGGTATTCATACATGATAATGTCTGCTGGCCGGTACTTGCCGCTTTGATCCGGAGAGATAAGGATGTGTCCGGCATTGGAGTTTTCAAACAGGATCATTTCTGGCTGACCACCGCGCCGGGTGATGTGTGCAATTTGATGCACGTCGTTGTTTTCGCCAACAATCATGTCGGTTGATGGCACAGTTTTCATGTATGGGAATCTGATCACTCCGCCATTGTGGTGATCTCGATATCCGCCCATTACGCGGAACTTAACGGTCTGACCCTCCAGCTTTGGAATCCTAGCAAGGACAGACTTTGGTAGGTTGTTGAACTCGTCTGTTGTGAACATTTGTTATTGTGTTTTACCGATTAATAAAAAGGGAGTGGCCCGGACAAGTTATGCCCGGGCCGAGTGTGTGCGTGGTGATTAACGCCAGAATGTGTTGAACTTAGCAGAGGCATTTACGGTCACCGAATAGTTGCCGGAGTTCGTAGCCTTTGCTACTGCCAAACGGTAGTAAGCGTAAGAAGGAGAAGTTGTTGCAGTAGTGATAGTACTGTCGCCCGTGTCGCTGAGCGTAACTGCACTGATGTCATCCCAGAATCCAAGCGAAGGCGGGAAGTTGCTTCCTTGCAGAGTAAACGTAGTGGTTACTGTGCCGGAGTTTTCAACCAGCTCGACATGGCAGGAAACCTTGTAGTCAGCCTTGATCTCACGCGAGTTGAAGGCGATGTACTTGACACTGTCAGTCTGATTGATAGTTACAGCATCAGGCTGTACGATCTGATCTGACGTTGGGCCAGCCTCACCAGACGCGCTCTGAAGGATCATGCCGATAAAGAGCAGGACAGCGGCGCCAAGAAAATACTTAATAGTCTTATTCATCGTTTGATTGAGTTTGATTTTTAAACAATAGAAGTGGCAAGGACACGAATGCCCTTGCCACTCAATAACCTAAAGGTCAACAACCATGAAATGCTGCTTACCCAAAACCTGCAAGCCAAGGCGAGCCTCATAGATGAACTCGCGGTTAGAGTCGCTGGAAGTAGCAACACCGTCTGCAAAGCCACCAAGCTCCAGTTCGCGGAACACACCATTTGCATCGGTGGTCGCGTTGATCTGGTTGGTTGCAGGAAGTACAATGTGACGCAGGGAGATGCGCGGCATAGACGGACCACCAACCGTGTTCACGCTGTCAAGAGGCACGAACAGTGCGCGGTTCTGATAACCGGCGCTGCCCGTGAAGTTGATTAAAGTCTGGTGATCAAAGACAGGCATCACTTTTTTGGTGAAAGTGAAACCATACAGCTTAAACGCATCGGCGCCGAAGTCAAGGCTCTTGCCGTCAACGGAGAATCTCGCCAGAGGCGAGATCGCGTCTGTGTCGTTGAGCGCTTTTAACATGTTATCGTGAGCTATGCTCATCTCGGTACCCATGAGGATCATATACTGCTTCGGAGCACGAGCCTTTGCAAGCAAGCGAGCGTAGTCAGCATAGGTCGTCGTGGAGATTCCAGAGCCGGAAACAGAGATGCCTTCTTCGCAGTACTGGTTCAAACCTTTGGTCAGGGAGACAATGTTCCCGGACTTGTCGGTAAGCGTAGCAGAAGTCACGGCATCGTTGAAGGTATCGGTGGACTGACGGCCAAAAAGCAAGCCAGCGGAAACCGCCTGCAAGAACTTGGCATACACTTGAGCCTGCTCGTAGCTGAAGTACATTGGCTTGCCTTCAAACTCGAACTCGGCCTTGCTGCCCATTTCGATATCCGTGACCTTGTAGCTCTCCTTAAAGGTCTGGATGTGGTTTACTTCCTTGGAGACATCGTAGCGACGATTCGCAGGGGCAGAGCTTCCTTCACCGGATGCGTTGGAGAACACAGCGAGCTTTGAGCCAATTGCAAGACCAAGGCTAACGCCGTCAGCGCCGTTCTTGAGTTCGATTTGATTGGCGCCAAGAGTTACTGACCCGTAGCTGGACTTGGCTACAATGTAACCAACTTGCTTGTTCGGACATATAACCAATTCGCCTTCACGGACTTTCGCATAGTCGCCAGCACTGAGCGTAACGAGTGGGCGAGCAGTGCTGTATGTGCTGTCGTCAATCGCAGTTACGGTTACATTCACGCTAAGTTCCTCGTTGATGAGGTTGTAGTACTCGACTTGGTCGGTAGGCACCATGCGGCCCATGAGCTGCATGACCTCGACAAAGGAGATCTCTTCGTTCGTCACGTTCAGAACGTGGTTCAAGATTTCGCGCCGGTCGATGATGTTCGGCACGGTTAGGGCAGATACGCGGCCCTTAGTGGTAGTTCCAAATGTAGGCATTTGAGTTTACTTTTTATCGTTTACGAATTGCCGACAAGATTGCGTCGCCAAGCGTTGACGGTGAAGGAGGTGATGTCGGGTTTGGTTTAGCCGGATTGATTAGTTCATCCATGATGGCTTCTTTGCCTGAAGAACTTCCGGCTGCCAAGATCGCAGCATCGTACCCTTCTGGGTCAAGCGCAAAGGCAACTACTCTCGCCCAGCGTGATAAGTCAACCGGCTTTTCTTTATCGCCGGTAGCAAATAGGCTGAAGAACTCTGCATCTTCTGCGACTGCTTTTTTGAATCGCTCCTGATCGGGGAGCTTAAAAAGCACTGGCTTGTCGGGTTTACCAACATTAATGGAGCCATCTTTAATCGCTGATGCAATCACCTGATTACCCATGAGCTGAGCTTCCCACGCCTTTTGCGCTTTTTCTTGCTCTTGCTTTTGTTTACTCAGGTGCTCTTCTACCTCTAATTTCAAATGATCAATGGACTTCGATCTCAGCTTTTCTTGCTCTGCCAATAGTTCTGCCCGCAATTTCTGCGCATGGCGGTTCTTGGTGGAGTTGTAAAGAGAGATGTCTCCGTCATCATCACTGTCTGGATCTGGCGCCTCGCCAAAGTTTGCGGCATGATACCGCTCTATGGCTTTCTCTAGCGCCCGGCCATACAGGTCAGGATATTCTTTCTGGACTTTCGCCCGGATAACTGAGTCAGCATCCATGGACTTATAATCCGTCCTTAATTCTTTCAAGCGTCCGACCTGCTCGGACATTACGCTGAGTACTGCATCTTCGTCACCAGCCAAGAATGACTGAGCAAGTGACTTGAATGTTTCGTCAGCTAGTAGGATCTCCCATTCCCGTGGGACAACAGCCGGTTGATCTGTGCTTGCAGCCTGCGCTTTCGGTTGCTCAGCACTATACTGAGCTTGCTCCGGTTGCTGTGCAGCAGTAGCATTTGTGCCTTCGGGTGACTCAGTTGCGCTTGCAACTGGAGCTGTATTAGCCTCGGCAGTAGGCGCAGTTGCCGTTCCTTCCTGAGCACTTGGTGCAGCAGGCGTCTGATCCTGCGGCGACGAACCGACGTTAAATTCAATGTTTCCAATTTTGGGCATATTGTGTGTGTTTTACCGATGTGCAAATATTATAACCTTCTTGCGTATAGTTGTAATCAATTAGCGAACAGCATCACTAAGCGTCTGTGATGGGCGCCTAGAAGCTGATCCCTGTTGCTCAGTCATTGTCTTTCTTGCCTCTGCTGCAAGCTCAGCGATATACTCCTTGCTTTCACTCTTCAGTTGTTCCGCATCAATGGTCTGAGCTGCAACAATCTGTGCTTTCATGGCCTGTATCTGCATATCCATTTGTTTAAGCTCCATGGCTTGCTGGTGCTTGAGTTGCAGGATTTGTGATTCAAGCTCGGCCTGCATCTGTATTGTCTGTTGCTTAGCCTGCTCATTCATCATGGCGCTCTGCTGTTGCACTTGCGCATTCTGCGTCATCATCTGCTGCTGCTGCTCAAATGCCTTTTCGCGCTTCTTCTTCACCTTATAGGCCAGAAGCGCAGTGGCCGCTTTGAGTGATGGGATCTGCCTGAGATAGATTGCATCATCTACATCTACCTGCCCGGCATCTATCAGCTTGTTTAAGTCTTGGAAGAATAGCTCGCGCTCTAGTTGATTCGGCCTTGGGTCTAGCGATATACCGAACTCAATAGCAGATATATCGCCGATGGATTTAAAGAAATCCATGGATGGCTTTCCTAGTGATGCGATATAGGTTGGATTGATGTTCTTTGACCGGGCGAGCGACTGAATGCGGAGAACAAGCGCATCAGCAAGCGACTGAAGGATCTCTCTATCCGACTCTATGATCGAGTAGAGTGCATTGTTTGTCGCCTCTACCCCAGCATTAACGGCGGCTGAGTACGATCTTTGCCCGGTAAACCCATCTGTTGCGTCGTTGATTCCAACTACCTCTTTGAGTAGCCCGATGTTATACTGCATCAGGGTCATAAACTCCTGAGCAACTACGCCCATACCGCCCTGAAGTTCTGTGATCGGACGATAGTTCGACATATTACCCTCTAGGTCGCGTTGACGATAGTACACGTTGCCGGTCTGATTGTACACTTCAATAAGATCCTTTGGCGTTAAAGCCTGCCCGCCTTTACCTACGTTCACATCTTCAAGGGCGCCAATCTCAATAGTCACCCCTTTTGGCCTTGACTTAGCAATAGCGTGCTGAAGCTGATACCATGCCAGATTGATCTGATCGACAATACCCATGACCTGCTCGACCTTACTGGTAGCAGACATAGAGAAGTAATCAAAACTAGGGGCGAAGACGTGATAAGAAAGACTTGTCTCGGAGAGTGATGAAGACTTGCGCTTCATGTTTGTAACCCGGCCAAAGTCAAAGCAGATGTCTGTGCCGATCACCCACTTTATTTTGTAGATTGTCTTGACGTACTGTACCTTTGAAGCCTTCTCAGGGCTAGTCCTGCTGACATGCTTGTTGCCATACTTGTCCGTATTTACCACCATAGCAATCGGATCATAGGCCAGCCACTCTAGGTCAAGTACCCTGATCTTACCGTCGAAGAAAGATCCCGGTGACACGGTAGCTGCTGGAAGGCCATAGGCAGAAGCGGTTCTATTTATGCCGTTCTGCATATCCTTTAGTTGCTCCGGCGTTACTTCACCTGCTGCCATCTCCATTACATCTGATGGGTTTAGTTCGATCACTTCGCCGATAAATGCAGCGTCCTTGAAGTCCCTTCGGATCACGCGGGAGCATATCATGTTTGCTGGGTTGACATTCCTTATCCGGATAATCCCATCTGTATCAACATACTCCTTTACGGCTGAGATCCCATTTACAAGTACGGAGCGCTTTATCTCTGCCCTGATCTCCTCCATGTTATTCTGGAGAGAAACTACACTGAGGAACTGCTCGATCTCTGTTGCGGCTGCGTGTTTATATGTAAACATGCGCTGGATCTCCAGCTCTTCAAGATCGCTTGGTTCGTTCTCCTGTTTTCGGATTGGCGATTGCTCAGCAAGGCCCGGCGCCATTCGCTCAAGCTCTTTACGAATCCTGATCTTTGCTTCTTGCTGAGCAAAGAAGCGCTGAGTTTCCAGCCTAGACATAGGATCTATAGGTGTAGCGATGATATCGAAGTCTGCCTTCTTTGTGATAGCGAGAGCAAGCTCTATAATCTTTGGGAGGATTGGCAGTGGTGTCCAGTTTAGATTCTGGAACGTTGGGTCTGGCGACTCGTCCACCTTAAGCATACGCTTGTAGCGCTCTACGCTCTGCCGGTTCATGGAGTAGTCGGCGAACTCCCGATAGCGATTGCGATTCGCAAATAGCGAACCCCATCCGCCGGTGTGATAATTATCAAACGCAGCTTTTGCAAATGATATGCCCCAAGCCTTGTCTTTCTTGCGGGCATCTATATCGAGCTTAGGAAATTCCTGCATAAAAACCTGTTTGCTACAAAAGTAAACTATTGTTCGCCATTAGAATAAATCGCCGATGTCTATCATCTTAAGCGATTCGTGCTTTTTCTTGGTGATTAGCACTCGGTTGTCAGCAAGCAGAGAATATCCGTAGGCCATGGTGTGGTCAAATCGCTGCGTGTTGTTTATGTCAAAATTCGCTATGTCACGCAGAAGTACCGGGAAGTAGTTCTTGTCGCAGTTATTCTCTATGTCTGTTTCAATCAGGCTACACATAGTAACTAGCGTTTTCTTTGAAGCGGCTATGCCGTAGTTGGAGTTTCCGCCAACCTTTATAAGGAATTGTCTGGCTCCGTACTCCTCGAAGTACTCGCCAAGCCCCATGATCTGATTCTCGAAGAGCACCTTGCAGCCCAAGTAAAATGCCGTGATTAAGATATCGTCATGGAATTTATCTACGATCTTGTGCCGGTAGGCATAGCACATGACCGGCATATCTGAGTTGTCCGGATCGAGCGGATTGTGCTTCAGGCGAATATACCCAACGCCATCAGAGCCAGAACCGGACTCCGTCTTTGAGTGCCTGTAAGGGTCTACGCCCATGACGAACTTAGTCTCGCCGTTAAGGATATACGACTTGGAATATTCCTCCTTCACTGTGGTGAGTGGCCCGTCTGGCCACTGAATCTTACGAACGCGAACCCAGCGACCAGACTGTGATGGAACCCACTTGCAGTCTTTCATGTGCTCCGTCCAGATCAGGTTGCCCCGCTCTAGGAGTTCGTCTTCACGCCAAGCAATGGCATCAAGTTGGTCTGAGATTTTTATCGTGTTGAACAAAGATTCCCGGGAGACAAATCGGAACGCTTCATCCACACTAAGCGGGTCTTTGCGCACAATGGAGTTGTACACCTGCACATCCGTCTTAAACATCTCGCGCTCCTGAAGGATCTCACTGCGGTTCTTTGTCTTGTCTGTATATCCGTACTTGTCATAATTCCTTGCCTCGTCCCCGGGGATGAAGAAGCGGAAAAGACCGGTCTTTGACTTGCCATTACCTTTGGCGTACAGGTGATCGCTATCTCTCCAGAACTTTGTGTACACGTCAATGGCGCCTTCAATCTCTTCTACTGTGGAGGTAAGCATAGCCTTCCCGAATATCTGACCGTTATTGATCAAACAGTACTTGACAATATTCCAACGGCTGTAAATATCTACTTCCACGGGCGTCTTGAAGATTTCATCGCCTATGTATGCGGATAGTTTGGTACCATCGAATGCTGTTTCTGAGGAAGACCTCCACTCGATCCATCCACCCAAGAATTTTTTTTCTTGTATAGCCTTTATGTCCCCTTGAGCTGGCTTGAAGACAAAGGTGTTCTTAGCATTGGCCGCTCTCCTAAAGTCATGTATTGGTTGAAAGAAGTGCGGCATGCGTTGGAACATGCGCATGACTGCATCCTTGAAGACTACCTTTTCTGCATCCTCGGCAGTCTTTGACTGAATGCCTAAGTTGGCATACTTCTTTCTAGTCACCCGATTAAGCCCGAACGAAGCGCTGGCTTGCGTCTTCCCGTTCCGTCGCTTTGTTAGTAGAAGGATGCCGTATGAGTTTGGATTTTGGACACAGTGTTCTAGGAAAAGGAATAGGCGCCGGTCTGTTTCCCGGAAAGATGGGTAGCCGTTGTTCTCTTCGGCAGCGATGAAACACCATTCAAGGTAGAAGTAATGATTCCCTGAGATGTACACGGGCTCTCCTTTTGGCCCGTTAGCAAACCAACATCCGGATATCCTACGAATCCAAGCCGCTTGTCTGAAAGCCTCTAGCTCCGGATCGGCGTAGTTCTCCTCTTCGCCTTTCTTAATTATCTCCTCGGCTCGCTTTTCTTCGTAGTTATCAGGTAGGCCATTGCGAATCCAGTAGAAGTCATCCTCCTCTTTGTTCTTCTTGTCTATGCCTATATATATCAGATCGGAAGTCCCGGGCATGAGTACATAGCCAACCGGAGGTATGGCGCACTGCACACCCTGAATGATCTCGTAGCTCCAGTCATCCGGTAGCGGGCAAGAAATGTAGGACTCGTGCCCCTGTCCACAGAGTGACCAATCTTTATTTTCCATATTTCATACTACTCTGATACTCCCTCTGGCGACCAAGAGATCATCTTCTCGACCACTGCATTTGCTGGGTCATCTTCATTAAAGAATACCTTTGCCCGTAGAGCGAGTAACGCCTCGTCCGTTTCCGCCATAATCTTACGGGTTACCTGCTTCGCATTGAGCGCTTTAATGGTTTTCTCCGGATCGACATCTTCACCAAACTCAAGGGGCGTGTTGATGATCTCGACGCATTGGTAGAATAGGTTCTCTTCAGCAACGATCCGATCAAAGGATCTATTGTGCTGTACGCGAAGCATCTGAGCTAGAACCTCCTGATGAATCGGTAGCGCCAGCTTAAAAAGCTGCTGCAAAGCGTTGATCGTCGAAACAAGCGTGCGATCAAAGCCAGCCATCTGTGCTGCCATTTCTTTTCGCTCCATGACATTCTGAATCCGCTTATTCAGGGGAGAGTTCACATCGTACATAAAGCAGAAGTACTTTTGTACTTCGAGCTTGTTACTGATTATTCGTTTAGCCGCCGGAACATCACGCGAAAGGCCAAGAGACTCTTCGTCCTTGGCCCTATACGCATTCCAGCGCATCTTGTGAAAATCGGATGCCTTGAATATACTGCTCATTATACCGTGATTTTGAACTTGAATCCACCGCCTTTACTTATCTTGGAGTCCTCTATGAACTCATGTAAGCTATTGTTTTCTAGGAACGCAAGTATGATAGCCTCATCGTTCAGCGTTGCTGTGTTAAAGGCGCCGAAGTCCTCACCAATAAAGATCAGGTCGCTGTGACTCCAGTACTTCTTGCATTCGTTGAATAAAGCCATCACTTCTGCTCCAGAGGTGAACTCCTTTTGCTGGATCGACTCGATGAATTTATTTGCCACCTGTTATGTATTGTTCGGTTACGGAAATCACTTTGCTAAGTAGGTCGCCAACTTGCCCGGAGTTTTCAATCGTGATCATATCAAACCCACTCAGATCGCTGTTGGAAGCTGAGTTTGTTTGCGGTGTAGGATTGTCTGGCCGAACCACCCGGATCATCAGCCCGCCGCGCTGCTCAATAGCGCGGAGTTCATTCTCGTAACGGACATCCGGGATGACATAGTTCCCGCCGCGCTTTAACTGAATGAGCAGGCTGTTTATCCAGATATCCGGGGAGATAGATTCCCGGAGGCCGTTGCCGATCCCTTCAAGGATCTCCCGATTCGTCTTTCCGATCACCGAGTTGTATTGCGCCTTCCAGTCCTGTGTGTACTCGTTTGGCACATCCTCGCCTGTGATCTGAGTGAAAACCCGGCGTACTCCATCAGCCAAAGATAGCTTGGAGAAGCCGAACTCCGGGTACATCATACAGATGATATCCGCTACTGTGTCTTTACCTGCACCATATAGGCCAGTGATACCGATTATCTTTCCGTGCATTGCTCCTGATTTTTAAGTGTCTGCTCTAATTTAGAGCGGAATAGTTTTTTTGTCTGTTTGTCCATATCTGCGATATAGTCTATGAACCACTGTCTGTGGTTTCTGGCATACGCTTCGTATCGCTTAGCTGGGAAGACCAGCTCGATATTCCCGATCAGAGATGTTCTGATGGTTAGGAAGTAATCGGCAAGCAACACCACAGCGTCATCAGAAGCCTCTGGTTTGATGATTGCATGAAGGAGGTCACTATACTCCACCTCTATACCGATCGTTCGTCCTAGCTCACTCCAGAGCCTACTGATGGTTTTCTGGGCGTCAGATAAGTTGTTTTGATCTTCCGCGTAATTCATTATGACGTCGTGCAGGTCAGACGAAATAATCTCGTGCCAGCGAGCAAGCGAAATTTCATCGCCATTACTGACCTTATAGATCGCTGCTTTTGTTTCGTCGATCTGTACCTTGTCGCCTGTTTCTATTATTGTCAGCCTAACCATAGATCTCTTTGTAGTGACCGAATCGGATGTTCATCGGCCAGTTGGTAATAATTATGTCTTCTGTTTTCATGTTCTTCAGAACAACCTTGTCTTTATGCACCGTAACTTTCTTTCCGGATTGTTGCCGGTAGTACCCTAGCACCTCGTATGTTCTGGTGTACACCTCGATCTTATCTGGAAGCGGAGGCGCGTTTGTGGCAAGTCGCGTGTACTCTACCACTGGCTCATTTCTTTAGCCAGCTTGATACTCAGCACCACGCAAACTGCGAGTATCGCAAAGAATAGATAGATTGGGAAACTGCTCATTTGTTTTCAATTGTAGCATACACCTCGGATGAATACACCGCTTCGTATGCTTGGTTTTTAAATTTAAACTCATAGGAGAATTTCTCTAAGTACACTACGCGCTGACCTTTGGTGAATCCATCGCAATTAAAGGCAATGGTGCCCATGCCGTAGTCCTTGCCTTCGATGCCTTTAACGATTTGACTGAGCTGCTTTTCCGCCGGGATGACAATTACCTTGTCCGCCGTTGGGATGAGTTCTTCTCCGTTGACAATGGCTATAAGCAGGTGTGCTGGTACTGCGTAGATCATATCATCGCCATCATCCATGATGTGTTTGTCTTCATCCGCTGTTGCAAGGTAAGAACAGAAGACCTGATCGCCGAGTTTAATGTTCGAGAAGCTATGCTCGATATCCTTGACGGTCATGGACTCGCCGAACGCTGAGCATGGGATGGCCATCTTATTCGTGAACTTCATAGGAAGTCCAACTACCCGGCCTACCTCTGGAGCAAAGAGTCCCTCTTCTTCGCCAAGGTGCGTCGGCAGGAATAAGCTGCCAACTTTACGTTCCTTTGGAAAGGCGACAATGTAGTGGTTACTCGGGGACTTCATCATAGTCGGCTTCGTAGTTTGCACAGGTTTTGGTTTGAATATCCGGCATTTGGATCGGCGTGTCTGAGATCCAGTCGAAGTCTTTTTCCAAGTATATCTCCTCAAAACCGGGTCTGAAATATGCGTTCGAGCGTGGGTTATACTCCACAACTTCTTTGTTCGTGCGCCATTTCGGCACTGCCCAGAAAAATTGGTTGCTCATAGTGCTCTGATTGTTTCGATGATCAATAAAAGAGTTTCAATTGCAACGGCCACTAAGGCTATGGCGCCTATCAAGGCTAAGAATGCAACGCTCTTGATGTGCCATTGCTTAACGTGTTCTGTCCAGTGTCCGATCATGTCCTTTAAGATTCTAGTAAGTTGATAATCTGCTCGTACCTGTCTTCAAGTTCTTTCGCGACCTCTTGGTCTGGCTTATTATTATGGCCTTCTTGCCTCCAGAACAATTCTACCCCATCCCAGAACATGCGCTCCATCTCTTCTTTGATCTGCTTTTCATTGAGTATCGGGATATTATTGGTCTGCAATTCATCCATGTCCTTTTGTTTCTACAAAGATAGTCTTTTATTCCGTTCTTGTCAAGTCTTTTTCAAAAAAAAATCCCGGAAGCTCTACGGCTGCCCGGGATCTAAAATATGAAAACAAAACAAAACAAAACAAGCAGTTATAGCTTCTTTAGTTTATCTAAGTCTTCTTTAAGCCGCTTCAGAAAGGACTCCTCGGAATCATCGGAAGATAGGAAGTAGTCGATTCTTTGTGCGTAAACAAAAGATTCATTTAAAATGTTCACCGCTTTCTTCATCGCCTCTTGAACCTCCGGTGAATATGTTTCGTAAAATCCAAGCTCCGGGTATTGCCTGAAGAGATCTGCCTGCCAGTGATCCTCTGGATATTTTTTATCGCCCTGTCTCCTCAAGATCAGGTCGATCTTCTCGGCGATATCCTTGATCCTGTATTGATCATAGTCAAATCTTCCTCCGCTCATTGCTGTTGCTTTATAAAGGTTCCGTTTATGGTTTGTCCTTTGCGGTCTTTGATCTCATCGTAGGCGGCTTGTAGGCATTCTTCTAGTGTGAGATCGTGCTGCTTGGCTAGGTGGTGGAGGCTTATAAGTGTTTCTTTCAATTGGTCGGTGAATGAATCAAGCCTAAGCTTGTATATAGATTGCGAGATTAACCCGACATCGCTTTGAAGTCCGATAACGAATCCGTACTTCCAATCGAAGATTTTTTCTTTGTGGGTTTCATAAAAACGGTAAGACTCATTCCATTTGGCAAAGTTACTTTCACTAAAGAATGGCCTGATGTCGATTCCTTTTTGCGCACAGAGGATGATCAAGACGACAAGGACATCACCGATGCCGTCTTTGAGTGCGTCGTGATCTTCTTTCAGGATTGCTCTTGATATCTCGCCAAGCTCTTCGGATAACTTGACCGTCTGAGCGTATTGGGCGTATGGCTTGACTAGGCTTCTTTCGTTTGCCCAGTCGATTACTTTTTCGATAAGGTTTGTCATGGCATTCTTTCTTTTAGTCTATTAATGAATTGTTCAGTCTCCTTAGCTATTTCTTCCGGGAACTCCTTTTCATCATCATGGCAAAGTATCTCGCGCTTTTCATCAACAATTAGATGCGGAAGTGGCAATTGCGGCAGAGCCTTTAACCGCTCTTCGCTCCATCCTTTCTTCCGGTGGAACTCAATGATGTCTTGATTGTATTGATCTTGCATCTCTTGATGTGTCATATCATTTTTGTTTTTGCTCCGACAAAGATAAACCTTTGTTTGGTCTTGCGCAAGTTTATTTTTGGATTTATTTTCACTTTGTTTCGGTTTGCTTCTTTTGTAAAATAGAAAATCAGGCTTTGCTTTGGTGCATTGCCTAAATTGGAACTAATAAAAGAGTACCCTTCTCCGGGGATGGGGCTCTTATACTATATTACTATAATAATTATTAGAAGTAGAAGGAGAAGAATTAGAGGAGCATTTATTACTTTGCTTTACTTCTACTAATTCATCCAAGAAAGAGAAGAGATCTCCACTTGATTTAAACTCTCCAAACCCTCCAACAGTCCTAATAGCTTCAAAAATTGGCGCGATCACTTTTTTAGGTTCATCGTATGATAACCCTTTAGGTATGCCCACCTTTGAAGAAAACACAGTCACCTCCTTCGTCTTCGCCCGGGAGTACACCCTGCGCAAGATCCGCAACTGACCGGCGTATGGCCCGGTATTCATGCGGAACACCCTGCTTGACTCGTAGCCCTCTAGGTGACCTAAGCGCCGCTTAGAGATCAGAAACTCCGACATCTCGTCGTAAGTCGTGATCTTCTTTGCGTCACACTCCGGGTCACACTCAAGGCTGCGCCAGAGCCAGCCCTTACTTACACACACCTTCATCAGGCGAGACTGCGTGGAAAGCGGCAGCCCGATGTTCATGTGTGCGTCAGCGAAATAACGATAGGAAGCATTTCCGCGATCCTTGGCAACTGCCAAGAGGCCATCTTCAGCGTACTCTTTTACCGACTGCGCTCTCTTATATGCGTCGGGATTGCGGAACTTCTCAAGGTGATACTTCTGTTTGGCGTCAGCACTTTTAAGCCAGCCATACAAAAGCCCCTTGAATTGTGTGACAGACAGATCCTTGTACCACTCCGGATTCACGTTCACCTTCATCTTGGCGTAACGCTTGTCCTTGAAGTAATCCGTGAGCAACCGGCCATGGAATACTTGAGCGGCCACAACGTGCCACTTTGCACCATGGCGCTCAATGAGTCCACACTCAACGGTCCGGTCGAACCAACGAGCAAAGCGCTTCTTAGTCCAGCCAAGAGCGCTTTGAATAAGGATCAGCTTGTCATCTTGGATGTAGCCCGCATTGACACTAGCTATGGCCCGGGCATAGAGGTACACCAACAGTTCCCTGTGGCGCCCTTCGGCCAAGGCCCACCTGCCGATGTTTACCGGCATAGTGTGCTTGTGATATTCGATACGGTTCATCATGCCACAAATATACGCCATTCTGCGTTAAGATGCAAATAGCTGACGCACTTTATCGTAAAAAAGTTTTGAGATTTTTTCACCGCAGCTATTGCATCGTATTAAAAAATTCCTTACCTTTGTCCTATCCCAACCGTGATGTGCCCGGCTTTGTCTGAGGTAAGTGGGGACGAGCGGCGTGTGGCGGCGGTTGGGTAATTTGCTCGCAGTGGTGTAATGGTAGCATAGCTGGGTCGCTCCCAGAGTCCGGTTCGATTCCGGCTGCGGGCCAAAACTTGCGCGGTGGTGTAGCTGGTAACACAGGGGTCTCATAATCCCCAGCCCCGAGTTCGACTCTCGGCTGCGCGTCAAAAAACAAAATCTTATGGTGATCACAGAACAGGCGTTTCTTCAGCTACTCAAAGAGAGCGAAGATAGACAGGAAAAGCTCAATGAGCTTGAGCGTAATGTGCTTCAGATTAAAGACACATACATGGAGCTCAGGCGTATGCTCGCTATTGATCTTCTTGATTGGATGGCCAAAGAAAACCACCAGCACAGCCAGATAGCTTCTGGAGATATCTGGGTACTTAATGGTCGCATTAGTGGCCAGCGCTGTACGAGCGCCGAACTGGTTGATAAGTTCCTAGACGAAACAATATGGTAATGACAGCAGAAAACAACACTATTTTCACCGGCGAAAGTCATGGGCGTAAGATCACCATAGAGATGCCGGGCAGCGATCACGATATCTATGATGTCTTGGATGTACTGAAAGCTATCGTGCTTGGGCTTGGTTACGCACAGCAGTCTTGGCGCGCTGCGCTTGAGGAGGACCTGAGAAACTCAGAGGAGCATGAGTGATTCCATGTACATACCAGTGGCCCCGGCGCCCAAGCCTCGTATGACTCAGCGCGATCGCTGGGCCAAGAGGCCATGCGTGCAGCGCTACTGGTCGTTTAAAGACATAGTGAAATCCGCCATGGATGTGTGTGACTTCACACCAAGCGGTATGATGTTCGCTGTATTCTATATTCCGATGCCGAAATCTTGGTCAGGTAGGAAGTATAGTGAAATGCTTGGCAAGCCGCACAAACAAAAACCAGATATAGATAACTTTGTAAAAGGACTCATGGACGCCATGCTTATTGATGACGCAGGTGTGCACACCATATTCGCCACTAAGATTTGGTCGATCTATGGCGGAGTCCAAATCAAAAAAATGACAGATGAAGACAGAGAGATACTACTCAGAAAATCAGGTGAAACAGATGGCGCTAGGGATCTTCGTGATTTCTAGCATCTTCTGGGTAGCCGTATTAGGAAAGGCAGAAACAGTAGAGTCTGATGTACCCGGTACGGAACTGGTAGCCGCGCCTTTGGCGTACTATCACTCCAACACACCGCCTCACAATAAGGCTGGCAGGGCAATTGCAGAGATGTCCGAGACAGAGCTGCGCACCATGCTCAGCGAGGCTGGCTTCCGTGGCGTTGACGATCTCAGCTTAAGTATGATGCGGCGTCTGTTTCTAGCTTGGCACTATAAAGCGCTCTATGAGCGGGTTGCCCGAAAGTCAGGGATTGCTGAGCCGGTTGTGTTTGCTTACTTTATCATAGAGGCCACGATCGAAGGCAGGGAGTCCGACCTCTGGGCAGATCACTGGAACCCGGGAGGGATCAAGTACAGGGGTAGAGCCAATGTGGTTATGGCGAAAGACGACTGCGGGCCGGTACCTTGCGCGTTTGAGTCGTTCTCTAGCTTTGACCAAGCGGTGCATTATTGGGCGGAGGTCTTTAACTCAGAGCGGTATAAGGATTGCAAGCGCCGACAAATTGACGACACTTGCGCCTGTCTGAAGAAAGCAGGCTACTACACTGGCAAAGGCTGGAAGTATCGGGCAGTTATTGCTCATCAGTATGTCGAGTTCATTGCAAACAACTTCCCTAAAAGCAACGTATAATGGCGCTTGCGGTCAACACTAGAAAAGGCCGCGATGCGGCAGTACGGGCAAAGGAAGCACTGACTAGATTTGAAGCGAGCCATCCGCGCTTTGTTTGGTTCCCTGACTACTCCTCTTCCCCGTATGACGGGTATGTGGTAGTCAATGGCGTGATCACCGGCATCTTTGAAACCAAGTCCCGGAACGCAGGGATAGACGAGCAGTGCCGGGTGGTGTACAACGGGAAGGCGTATGATGAATATCTGATCACCGCTGAGAAGATCAAAGGTGGCGTGGCCCACGCCAAGGCGCATCAGATTAATTACTTCATCATTGTGTACTTCGAGATGTCTGATTGCTTAGCGATCTTTACCGCTTACGACTACAAGACGGGCGCCGAGATGGACTACCGAACTGAAGTAACAAGGACGCAGGCTACCATTAATGGCGGGTCTGCAATAAGAGAGAACGCATTCATTAGATTAGCTCACGCAAAAATTATTCGCTTATGATCTCATTTTTATTTGCAGTGGTGTGCTACACCCTCATGCTCAAGATCTGGATGTCAGCACGGCCACCGCAGATAATCGTAGATCACGAGTATGATCCGCCGACTCGGTGGAGGATAGCTGGTAATTAGGTTGGAATTTAGGTTGGTCGTTAGGGCGGCGCTTGTTACAGGGATGTGACGGCGCCGCTTTTGTTTTTGGCGAAGAATTTTGTTGGGGAGATTTTTGAAGATTCTTGCAGGGGTTACATCGAATGGGGAGTGGGAGCGGATCTATGGATCGGGCGGGTGTCGCTCGCGTTGGGCTTTGCGGATTCTCGTCCGGGCACACCTACAAATTTCCGTTTTTTGGCCTTGCGACGATGAGAAAAATATACTCCACTGCAATACAATTCAGTTAAACAGTTCTTTTTGCGCGTGTTCATTGGTTTGTACATAGACTAACTTTGTGGAGAAGTTATATAAAGGTAATAAAAAAAGATATTCCTATCTTTTTAGTAGGAATTAAAAATACTTATGGTAGGGTGCACCTATGGAGTATAACTAAAACTTTAGTTACACAACTAAACCTTTAGTCACAGCAACGAAAGTTTAGTTATACCAATAAACAAAAGCATTACACCACCAACAAAAATAAATTTATCCAATTACTTGCTCCGTATTAAATAAATACATAGCTTTGCAGTATTCAATAACAAAACAGCCAAAACAATGAGAAATTTAAGGTTCAAAGACAGTGCAGGCAGATATTGGAAACAAGTATCTAAACCTACTGCAAAGAAACTATATAACAGCGGTACAAAAATCCATCTTTGCCCCGTAAATTTTAAGCCATTCGGACCGTGGAGTATTGGCGCTGAGGTAGATAACCACTATTTCACGCCATTCGATCAAATTGTTAACTCGTTTGAGTTTTACAATTGTAACGGCGAAGCGGGAAAATATACCACGTTTTACACTTTGGATATTTAACAACTAACAAAAACTAAAACAATGAGAACGTTAAACGAAATTGCGCGCGAAATTAAAGCCGATTGGGAAAAACCCTATTTCGGGGCGGTACCTTATTTGGATGCAATGCAATCCCTCCAAAAAATCACTGACAATTTTTACGAAGACTCCGGCAAAAGTATTGTTTTGTACTTTCTTGCCAACGCACAAACATGGAAAGGCGAAACTGCAAAACGGATAAAAAGCGAGTTAAAACAGATGTTAAAATAACTCGCTGAGAATATCCGCTAAAAATTGCCGTGTCTTATTAAAAGTTACGGCATTTTTTTTTACTATATTCCCGCAACAACAATCAATGTATATACACGCAATAACAAACAACTAATAACCAGTAAAATACACCACCAACAAAAATAAATTTACCTAATTACTTGTGCCGTATCAAATAAACAAATAGCTTTGCAGTATTCAATAAAAAAAGGAAAGTAATGGAAAATAATATTTTTATCCATCAGTGGACGGACAAAAACGGCAGTCACTCTATCAGATACCATTTAAGCTATAATGTTTTTACGGGGTTGTATTACGCCTTATTATTAGGCGGTGAATTTCCAAATATGTATGGTCATGGTGATACTCCTGATAGAGCAGTGGAAAGCCTGAAATTTACTTTAGTTTATTTCAGGCGGAAAAGGACCGCAAAAAATAAATAAAAAATATTTGCGGTCAACACTTGACAAATTAGGTAAATTGTTTTACCTTTGTTTCATCAAAAACAAAACAAGAGATGAAAACAGCTAAAAAGAAAATTTTCGCATATCGCAAGGACGGCGCAATAATAATTTTTAAAGTTGCGCCATCCAGTAACGATAAAATAACATCCTCAAAAACGCCAATTGTTCAACAATACTCATTTTCCAAAGGTCAATTTGAACAAGCTGAAAAAAAAGACCAAAAGCAACCCCTAAAGGCGTTTTTCAGCGCTGACAAAGATGTTTGCTTTGATTGTCCTTTTTCGTCCGGTAATGGCGGAGGTTGTTATACGCACAAATTTCACTCATTCTTATCATTTTTGAACGTCTTAAATGACGTCAAAAAAAATTACCCTACTTTTGAACAACTACCAGAACTGCCAGAACTGCCGGAAAGCGGCATTATTAATGATGTCAAAGATAAGTATATGCGATTTGGTGTGTATGGCGAGTCTATTATTTTACCTGTTGTTTGGGTTGAAGCACTGACTAAAAATGCCAAAAATTGGACAGGTTATACACACCAATGGAAAACAGACCTTGCTCAGCCTTACCTATCGTATTTTATGGCGAGTACAAATAACATTTCAGAAACTTTTTTGGCGTCTGCTATGGGCTGGAGATGTTTTCAGGCTACAAAAACAGCGCCGGAAAAAGGGAATGGCATTATTAATTGCCCCGCATCAAAAGAAAGCGGTTATAAAACAACCTGTGAAGATTGTGGCCTATGTAATGGGCGCAAGGAAAACGACAAACGTAAAAATATTTTCATCATTGAGCACTAAAAATCAAAACAATGAAAACGATAAGCAAAGCAGGTGCGGTTAACTTGTTGAATCAAACCAATGGGAAGTTTGCGCGTGTAATTTTCACCAAAAAAGACGGCGAAATACGCTGTGCGACAATCCGAAAAGGCGTTAAAAAAGGCGTCAAAGGCGTGCAAAGCGCCGAAATTCGCCGGAAAATTGCGCTTGACTACCTTACAGCCTTTGACGTAAACAAAGGCGGATTCATTCGCATAGACTTAAATACAATCCGATTTGTGAAATTTGCCGGAAAGGAATATATTGTAATTTGAAGCAAAAAAATAGGTAGGGTGAAAATTTTTTCACCCTACCTATTGACAAGTTAGATAAATTTTCGTATCTTTATACCATCAAAAAGCAACTAAAATGAGAAAAGTAACAAGACAAGCAATTGACGCTTTTATGAACGGCAAAAAATTCCGGTCTTCCAATACTTCTGTGGAAGTACTGCCAAACGTAACAATCCTCAAGTTACATGGGAATGAAATTGCATATCGTTACAATGATCCTGAAAGGACTCTGACAGTAACAACGGCATACTGGAATACTGTAACAACTAGAGACCGCCTGAATGGCATCCCCGGCGTTTCGGTATGGCAAAAACGCGGTAAATTGTATCTGAACGGCCAAAAGTGGGATGGAAGCTTGACAGACGTTAAATAATACCATCCCTTACCCCACCATTGCAACAGGGCAAGATAGTTGAGTACTGCGAGGCTTTCGGAGGAAAGCGTTGGAAGCGTATCAGATAAAGTAAGTCTTGCGGGAAAAACTTAGGACGTTCGAGCCGTCCGGTGGGGGCTAAAGCATTAAAAACAAAATCCATGAAAGAAGATATTTATTTTGTGCTGTCAAATAATACGGCTATCTTTATTGGAAATTACGGCGATTGTTTAACCCTTCGCGAAGGGTTGTGCGAATTTCATAAGCAAAACCTAAAGAATGGCAGTTGGAATGCGTACTTTTACCCCGAAAGGGAAATAAGGATATGCAATGCCTTCAACTATACTGGTCAACCTTACTATATTATAGATCAATTCTTTATGTGGCTTGACAATGAGCCTGACGCAAAAAACGAATTTGAAAATATTGTAGCATGGGTAAAAAATAATCGCAAGACTAGTCAATCCCAATGGAGATTTGCCCGTGAAAATTGCGGGCCAAAAATAAATAAGATTTATGGAAAGTTTGCGCGTGTATGCAAAGATTTGGAGATGGATTTTAAAGACTACGCGCTTAATAAGGCAGCCGACGACATGCTAAAGCTGTTAGTGGCGAACGAATGCGCGGCCCCTCCTTCAGACTGGATGTTTGAACACATTAAAAGAGTTCAAAACAGAAATCCATTAGACAGGATATTTATTCACAGCAAGTAAAGGTTACTAACATGAAAAACCCAACTAAAGCGCTTATTAAGGCTCAAAAGGCAGCCGGAAACGACCAAATGCAAAGCCTTATTAACAGCGGCGAAATCTGGAAATTTGAAGGATCAATGGGCCGTGCAGCTATGGTCGCCCTGACGTCTGGCGCTTGCTGGCTGCCAGACAAACCAACACGCGATTACTACAGAAACTACATTCCAGCAAGGTCGGAATTACAGCCCGGAACAAAAGGAACGCTGGAGAATGCTTTAAATTATTATGGACTTTAAAAAGAACCTGCCATGTATAACAAAAAACCAGACCGTAATACACCAACGCGTTCAAAAACCCCTACCGCCTGCGCTATGGATCGTTACAGCTCCTTATTTGAAAAAGTACCCATCCTGCCTAAGCGAATGAGGTTTATTATTAACCTAGCGCTAGTTAGGCTTTGCTCAAATGCAACTGGAAGTGGTTTTCTGGCTATCAGGAGCAAGCATTTACTTCAAAACTTGGCCAAGAAAAATGATCAGGAGTTCAGGACGCAGTGCATAGCTGCTTATGTGGCCACTGAGTTTGACCGCAAAAATTACAGGACAAAAATCAAAAACAACTTACCATGAAACATAACGGGCCAACTATTTGGATCGAAGATAAAGGATCGCATGTATGGGAATGCTTTAAAAATTACAAGGCTGCTTTAAAGGCAGTGCGGCGAATGATTGACGCATCTGCAAACAGCGAGGCGGTGATTTTCCGCAAGCGCCGCGGCCAATGGGGCGAATGGCGGGAAGTATGGCGAATCATAGACAACAAACCTAAGATCGTAGATCAGGGCTGGATGTAAGAAATACCCGGCAGTGGCGGAAACTGCGCAGACGCGATGATGAGTGGCGAAGGCCAAGCTGCTCTAAAAAACCGGCTAGAAGTTGCGCTTAGCGGCGCAAAATAAGGCTGGGTTGTGGGTTTGAATCCCACCTGCCGGGCTAAAATTTAACATAGATAAATTAAATTTCAAAAAAAAATATCACAAAACACTTGACAATTCAGATAAAGTTTAATACCTTTGTAAAAACAAAATCAAACCACCATGCAAAATCAATTCCAACCTTACGACGAAAGGCCAATTGGCCGCTCCAAACTCTACCGGACCATAAGCACAAACGCCCTCGTCGGGCACTTGACGACTATCGGCTGGCAATTCCGGCAACAAATGGGGCTTAGTAAGAAAGGCGGCGTCCACATAGTGCGTATGCGCCTTGACAAGGCCGTTCCAAACACAAAAGGGGAAATTCTGTACCCCGAAATCGTCATCCGGAACTCTTACAACGGGAACTCCAAGTTCTCAGTTCAGGTCGGTATCTTCCGGCTGGTTTGCAGTAACGGAATGACCATCGTAGATCAGGAATTTGGCGCGTACACCGTCCGTCACATAGGTGATGAGGCGTCAATCGCCATCGAATCCACCAAATTAATGGTTGAGAAAATCCAAGAGCTGCGCCAAAAGATCGAGAAAGCGCAGGCCGAAGAGATCACTGAGGAACAGGCCATTAATCTGGCTATGAAAGCCAGCGCCGCCCGCTGGAAGAAAGCCTTCACGCCTGAGCAGGCCCGAATCCTTCTCGAAAGGGCACGCCCTGAAGATGAGGGCATGGACCGCTGGACCGTGCTCAATGTACTTCAAGAGCGCATCCTCAATGGCGGGTTCAAAGCTCCGGGCATGAAACGCCCAGCAGGTCGGCTGCGCTCAGCTAAGACGTACGAGGAAGTCAATCAGCGCGTTTACGCAGCAGTAATGAATTAACCAAATCAGGGCGGCCTTTCGGCTGGCCCCGTGAATCCAATAGACCATGAATAAAGGATATAATACCATTGACGTTACCAACCCCAAGCAAGGCTGGGTTGTAGTTCGAGAAGTGTACTGGCTCTGTAAGGATGGAGATGAGAAGCAGGCAATTTTCTTCAATGACACGGCCCAATGCAATAAAAACATTCAGATACCAGAAAGAATGCTGGAATACACGAAACAAAAAACTGGATGGGATATACAGATCGTTTTCATCGACATGGCCTTCCGGCCAATGCCAAAGTTTTGAATTGTAAAAACAAAACCACATGAATACCATAATCATTATTGTAGAGGGAGGAATTGTACAGAATGTGATTACCTCCGAATCCTCACGAGTCGTGGTCATTGACCACGACGAATTGCCGCGAGCGGTCATCGAGGATGAAAAGTCATACGAAGACTTGCTGGCTAGCCTTGAATACCAGCATGCCGTGTATGAATACCCAAGTGCAGTAATCCACAAAGAGATGGAGCGATACGCGCAGTAATTTTAATAACCTAGCAACCCAACCAACCATGAGAAGAGTAATTCCATTCGCCCACCCCGCCTCATATTGGGGCCGCTCAGGATGGGCGACCTCCAAAGCCGTTGACCTGATTGACACAGCAGAATTTATAGGCGGGTACGAAGGCGCGCTACTGTATGTAAAGATCACTCCGATCAATAGCCGTGGCCCGGCAAGCTGCGAAATCCATATCCCGGTGGCCGATCTCAAGCAGTTCATCCTGCAACTGATCGACTTTCTGCCGGAAGAAGAGCATGCTCTCCTTCGTAAAGGAGTAATCGCCAAGACAATGAATCTTGGGCAGTCCGGAGGCGATGGCTATTTGGATGTCCTTGTCAGTCCACCCGGAGTGGGCGAGCCAAAACTTGGGGATAAATTGTAAACGCAAAACCTGAATAGCTATGAAGAAAGACTTATTTTTCAACCCGGAAACGGGCGATGTTTGCCTTGCTCTCGCCGATTCAGACTGGCAGTTGTCAGTAAACATGGCTCACTGCATTGAACCACTCGACGAAGGGCATATCACTGAGGGCGGATATGTTGGGTTCGATAATCCAGTAGATGTTGAAATATTAATCGAGGCCGAGCAGGAAGTTCGTCGCCTTGAAAACCAGCTAAGGGTAGCAAAGCTCAGGCTTCGCCACTTCGAGCAGGGTTTCGGTGAGGCGTTCTGTAAGAATGACGATGAGATTTTCGTCAGAGGGGTTCTCTTTAGTATGGACCCGGAGGACGGGTTCGTGACCACGAAAATTGTAAACTATCTGTAAACCAAAAAAACAATCAATATGAAAATCTATGATTTCGGCACTTGGAAACCTGCGTTCGGCGGGACACAGCTCAGAATCAATGGCAAGTACGTTGAGAACCGGGTGGTTTCTCCATCGAGAACTAGAGATGAGAACATTTCAAACATCGAGTTCATTGAGGCGCTTTCTCCTGACGACAACATGCCAATCAGCCAGCAAGATAATCTGGCCCTGTTTAAGCGAGAATCAAGAGCCGAGTTTGACTTCATGTACCCGTCTAAATGGCCGAGCAGTGACAATCCTGCTGAGGCTAGAGGCTGGATGCGGACCACTGTCACTCAGAGCTATCGCGAGAAACATGGAAACGAGCTCAGGGCTTATGACGATAGGGTAGTTGTGCACTATCCCAAGAGATTTGAAAAGCAAATCAGGGGCAGGAGAGGCGTACACCAAGGCGCGATGACTACGGAGTTCACAACGCAAGAGAAGTGGGGAACATGCCAGCATTTTGTGCTCGTCCCCGGCGACGAAATTGCGATCTGCGACATCGGGACATCTTCGGTCAACTACGGAGTTGAAGCATCAAAACTTCCGTTTGGTTTTGAAGTGATCCATCGGGAAGAGCAAAATACGAGCGGCTGCTATAATCCCACGGTTGCTGTCATGCGCCCCGGATTTAAGGTGTATAAAGAGTCGGAGTTCCTTGATTTATAAACACATAGCCCCGGCTTTCACAGGTCGGGGCAAACAAAAGTAAAACATTATGGCATACTCATTTGATCTCTACATAAACAAATCTGGACTTGTGTTGAATGCCGCCAAGGTCGGAAAGGATAAGTCAGAATGGTGCTATCTTGGCTCTTGGCAGCCTAGTCAGAATGGAACCCTGCCGTACCTTGCGCTTGACAACGAAGGCAGCCCGTGTATATGCCGAACTTTATATGGTAAAAGCCGGGAGATTGTGAATCTGACCAATAGATTTCGGCGAAAATTCCCTGATTTTTCAGAAGTCAAAACAATACCTGTATGATCAACCTCCAATTACTCACGGACCATCTCGGCACTACCTACGACAGTGCCGACACTTTCCTCTCTCGGAAGAACCGAGGAGGAACTACGGCCGGAATGATCTCGATAGAGCAGGCCGAGGCTTTGCTCAATCAGGTCGCCGCCGCCGCTCAGCACCCGGACACACGTGCAAAAGCCGCTGACCTGATCGCTTTGTCCCGACCAGAACTCCGGGCCAAACTGATACAGTTAGGGATCATGGAAGACAGCTCGCAAAAGGCACAGGCTCAGAGCCAGCAGCCTACGCAACCTGCCACTTCGGCTACATTCCCGAACATCAGCAGCGAACACTTCGGGATGGTGTTCCTGCGCAGCGCAACTGTACACATGGTATTTGCTATACTGGCGCTTGCATTCCAAGCGTTCATGTATGCGATGCTGTCGATTGACGTCTTCAAAGACATGGGTATCATCATCACTATTGCGAGCGCTGTGTTCTGGCTAGTCATGGCCGCAGCGCTGGTCTTTGAGATGGTCGGCGTATTCTTCGGCGCCAACTTTAATGACCGGAAAATTACTATTGGAGGAGACGAGATTTCGCTTCGGTCTATCTGGCTTACGGCGTTCTTCGTCGTACAGATCATCACCGATCTGTGCGTCACGGGCGTAATTAAGTCGGAGATGATTTCGCACGTCATCTTCTCGCTTAGTTGGCCGCTTGCGATCATGGCTTATGCAAACCTATTCATGCGCGAAAATAAATCCTAAGCTAATATGGTTATTCAAGATCACATAATACTTTAAAGATGGGCAAGCTATTAACCTCAATTTTCGTCGCCGTCATGGCGTCGATATATCTCGAATCGCCCGAACAATTCTGGGCGTTCTTACCAATCATCGGGCTGTTCACTGCCTTCGCAGTGATGTTCGTAAAAAACAAACGCAACTATGAATAGTAAACTTATGTTCCTTGAACAAATGAAAGCGTGGAGCGACGACCAAAAAACCGGCAATCGCGTCACGTCGAGTACAGCTACCAATAGGCAAAGCACATACCACAAGATGCTGGCGTACATGCAGGCTGAACTTATCGAAGATTTCGATCTGTTCGACTATGATTTCACCGTAAACCGCTCACCACAAGAGCGCCTTGATAAGGGACAGTGGCTCGAAGATTTCTTTCTTGGCTTCCGGGATTTCCTTGATACAATTGAGGGGCTGCAACACAGCACAATCAATCAACATAGAACCAACTTGGTTGTGTTCCTGAACTGGCGAAACTTCAAGCGGGTGAAACTTCAGATACCTGTACCCGATTTCTTTAAGACAAAGATCCGTCCGAAAGATCGGGTGGTTGCCTTGAGTGTAGAGCAGGTAGAAAAAATCCTGCAACTCCCAAACACCAGCTCAGCCAGTATCAACACCAAGCTGGCACTCATAACCTGCTGGCGGGTCAATGATCTTGTCAGCTTGAGGGTCGGCGATGTAGAGTTATCCAAAGATGGGAGGACGTACTGGATCACCCGCATTACAGAAAAGACAAAGAAACGGATGAGCACACCTGTGCCTTTCGCTCTGATGACGCGCATCTTCAAATACTTCGGGCACGATCCGAGCGATCCGAACTTGGAGTCAAAGTACCTCCTGAAGTTCGATACGCCCTGTGTGTCTGGCGATCCGAGGTCAAGGCGCTTTGTGCATGACGTTAGGAAAGCACTGGCTACTGCTTTTGGTGCGGATGCAACGATCAAGACAGTATCATTCAAGGGGGAGCCTTCTTACATAAGCATCCCTAGATACTCGCGTGCTGCTCACCTACTGCGCAGGTCAGGCGCAACTTACTACGCAGCAATGGGTATGAGTCTTGAGACTATAGCTGCCTTATACACCGGGCACGATGACATCAAAACTTTACGCGAGTTCTACGTTGACCCGGTGACACAGCGCGCATCATTCGTAAAGGACTTTGCCTTCAATGAAACGGCGAAGGCGCTTTACGGGTACAATGAGATCGTTACTGGCAGAGCTGGCAGCCGGGATGCACGCATTCTTGAGAGTATGGAGGGATTATTTGATGACGAGATAAATAAATAGCCATGAATCTATACTTAGTCACCAGAGATTGTGGCTGATTTTTTAACTGGTTAATGCAAATTATTTTCGCATAACGTTACAATGCTTTGCGAAGAAGGGGATTTATTGCACTTCGCTTGGCATAACTACAAAAGTTGATTTATAAACAAACGCTGACTTACATCCGTCTGCCCCTTTTTTGCAAAGCAGGTGTTGGCAGCAGCCTTTTATTATGGGATATTCTTTTTATATAGCAAGTAAAGAAAAGCCGATTAGTCAAAATGATTTTGATACGGCAATGGTTAATTTGTCAAAGTTTAATAAACAAGGTTTAGCTGGATTACCTGTTTGTGATGTGAATTTTGATAACCCACATTACATAAGAGTAAGTGGCTCATTTGGTGTAAGTGGTCAATACGCAGAAGGTTTTGTTTTAAACCTTGTGATGTGTCTGCTTGATTTGAATTACAAACCGAAGGTTTTGTCCCACGATTGGGAATATGGTACAAAAGAAGATTTTGAATGGTTAGACAGTGTCCGCTAAGGTTGCTGCTAACTCCAGCATTTGCGATGTGCGCCGCATAGGCGCATATACACAAAGCTAAAGTTATGCGTAAAAAAATACACGCACCTCTTGCTTTTCTCGGCACAAAACACTACCTTTGTAAGAAATAAATCAGATGAAGGCTGAGCTCAGGCATAACACTATTGTACTTGGAGATCTTCGCATCCCAATTGAGGATGCGAAGAAACTCCTAATTACGACATACCCATCCATTCTGGATGCGTTTGTTGTGAAGACAGGGATTCAAACGACCCCACCAAAAGGTTTATTCTCCAGTGAAACAACCACGGAGGTTAGACAGGTGGACTGGCAAGGATGCCTGCTCCATGACCTTACGAAGTCCATCATTTATCTCGCCATGTCAAAGCAAAAACAATACCATGTTAAAAAGAGAAACGTTCGCAGATCGCCGTAAGCGATTCCATGAATTGTGCGCCAGCCTAAATGCGTACTACGCCATAGATACCGAAGTCCAGATCATTGGTGATTATGTCTTAGCCAAAGCCAAGGTCAAAATCACTGACCCCGGTGATGGAGTTTTGTTCTCCGCGACAGGGCACAAGATGGTGTACTTTAAGGAGGAAATTTCAGGCATCAAGGACACCTCCGCCTACTCAGCCGCAGAAACAATGGCTGTTAGCAGGGCGATGGGCTTCCTACTGGAGGGAGAGGAAGAAATCGCATCTGAAGAAGACATGAATCAGCACTTGATCTATGTCTTGTCAAATGTGTCCGGCAAGCTCGCCATCTCTGAGATCGAGGCGCGCAGGTACGTCGATAGTTTGAGCGATGAACTCAAGCCTACTGCGCTCGACCACCTAAATAAGTTATTATCAAAGCAGGCGCTCTTCTTTGCCTCAGAAAGTGTGCTATGACGACATTGAAGTACCAACTAGGGGATAGATATATTGACGCCATTGATCTGAGCGGAATGAGCCAACAAGACTGGCAGGTGTATAGAAAGGCGTCGATACACATTGGCGGGTCAGAGGTAGGAGCGATCCTTAATCTAAATCCATATCAGGATGCCTTGTCATTGTGGGCTAAGAAGATTGGCTTCATTGAGGACAACTTCATTACATCGGAGGCCGTTCAAGGTGGGCACATAGACGAAGGCGGAATCATCGAGCGCCTTGAGCACTGGGATGGCAACGTCTGGGCTAGCCATCATCAGGCTGGCGTTAAGTTCCGCAAGGTAGATAAGCCAGCGGTTACTTTCTTACCGCTAAGCGCTCCATACATGGCGCTCAATGTGGACGGCATTATACTGAGTGATAAAGACTACCCCGGAATGACGGGCGTGGCAGAAGCTAAGAAGATAAATGGCATGTCTGCTGGTAAATACCCCGGCGGAGTTCCTACGTACTATCTGGCCCAGCTTTGTAGCTACATCTACTTCTTGGGCCTTGACTTCGGGCGCATAGCCCTGCTCGAAGATGGGGTGAAGCTGAATGTCAGAACGATTGACAAAGGCATGCCTGAGTACAAGGCTTTCATTGGCCATTTCTGGCGCCTTCCTAAGTTCTTTGACGCCATACAAGAAGGGCGCGATGTTATGGCGTCAACCCTGAGTTCAGACGAAAAGCGAACGGAAGTACTTGAGCTGATGCTCAGGTACAGCGATGTGCTTTACGTCACCGACCGAAGCAAGGATATGTTATCCGGGCTACGGACGGACAACCCTTACAGTACGATCAAATCTGATGCCCTTGACGCACTGGCCGAGCGCATCAAGAAACTCGATGCCGATAAGAAGGCCGTAGAGAAAGAACTTGAAGCAGCTAAGAACCATATCCGCCTAGCCATGGAGAAGGTCGGAGCCGACTTAGTCATCAGTGACCGATACAGAATAATGAACAAAAAGTATTTGACAATAACAGAGCAAAGATGAAAGACCAAGCGCAAGTACTCGACGCCATTGTAAAAGCAACCCGGAAAACATTTGCAATTCGGGAGGGTGAATTAAAGGGAAGACCTGACATTTCGGATGTAGTACAACTGCCTGAATTAAAAATCAGGACGGACGAGCTTCCAAAGGTCGTTGTCTTCGGCATCGCCGAGATGTACCGCATTGACCGCTCAGCTATGGAGCAGTGCTCACCTCTCCTTATTGGCGATACTCGGCAGCAGAATACCTTTCGCCTTGATCAGCTTCGCCGAAAGTGGCATAAGCTAATCGAGCATTCTAGCGAAGACTTGCCCGGTGTCAGACGGGCAATGATCGCGGTGTCGCTCACGCTCAGAAACATGAGTGAAAGTAGTACCATTTTGAAAATAAAATACAATGAATGACCTATTCAAGTGGATCGAAACAAACCGGATAAACAGAGAGATCTTCCGATGTAAATTCGCCATAGCTATGGCAAGACTATCCATAGCTGAAGGCACCGGGGACAAAGAGCGATCCGAATTGGAGATCGCTCGCTGGCAGGAGAAGATATCACATCTTGAGAATGAAAGAAACAAGATCAATGAGCAACAAACTGAAGATAGAACTTGACTACCCGGAAGCCAGATCCATGGCTTCGTACATGCCAGACCGGTATGCAGAGGACTTGCAGAAGTTCTTTGCAGAAGAAGAGGAAAGGCTGTTTGCAAACATACACCCGGCGCTACTGCCAGTTGCTCGGCAGTGCTACCTATCAAAGTACTGTCACATCTTCCTTCGCCGGGCACAGAAGCCGCACTTTATCTGTGGTACCTGTGGAGGCAGGCACTTCTCAGTTTGGTACATATCGTCGAGCTCGTATATAAATGTACGCGACAAGACGCAGCATTCCTGCTGTGAGGAATGCCGTGAACATTTGAATGTCTTTATTGGAAACATGTCTTCACACAGCGTGAAGATCAAAATAAAAAGCCATGCCCGCTAAAAGAAAATACACCGACCAAGTAACGCTGGCGCTAGAAGAAGCTGAGATAGTTAGCGACAGCGCTGCTATCAAGGCACAGAATTTCTCTAAGTGGCCGCAGACCGTGGACGGCTGGGTGAGAAAGCTAGGCGCCATGGGCTTTGGCCTTGATGAGGTGGCCATGCTAGAGGCATTCATTCAGTCAGGCATGGCGCTTGAAGCGCTCGCAGAGTACGAAAAAAAGAAAGACAACATCCCGTTTGAGACAGCATGGGAGCTATACGGGTATAGTATGGGGTCAAAACAGCGGGCCGAGAAAGCATGGCGCCGACTGTCCGTGAAGACGCAAGAGAAAGTTCTCAAGGCGATAGTTCGATACAACCGATACTGCCAAGTAACAGGAGTGTTTAAAATGCACTTCTCGACATACCTCAATGGCAGGTCATACCTCATGGAGCTTCCGACCCCGGAGAAGTGGACCAAGTGGAGGGAAGTTCTGAAGACGTATGCGGAAAAGATTGACATCAAAAGTCGCAACCCTCAGTACTTATCATCCGATGATAGCATAGACGCTGCGCTTGAAGCGCTCATGTATAGACACACAGAGGTTCGCATCACTCAGGTCATGGGCGTTCTCCGCTGGATGCGGTACGATTGGGACAACAAGTACAAGCACCTTATCAATATCGTGCGCGCCTGCGATCCAGCAAAATTCCCAGAGCGATTGATTGCCGCCCAAAAGCACATCAACATCGTTGAAAAAGCGATGCAAACGAAGTCCGACCAGCTATTTGCATACGATCCAGAAAACGTAGAGCAGCGGGTCTATCAGAGACTCGCCGCAGAGGCGAAGGCGCAGGACACTGAAGAGGATTAGATAGAGGCGCCCGCTTCGGCGCAGAAAAGTAGAGCGGCTTCTGGTCCCTTAGCCAGACAGGACACAATTTGAGGGAGAGTACCCCGGGCATTAGCTGTGCTTAAGCTGCGACGGCAGCTTAAGACCGGGCGAAATCTTGGACGAGTTAAATTGGGACCCACTTCTTTTTAAAAATCCAGCCATCATGAATACACAGGAGTTGTCCATGTTACTCCAACAGGAGTCGGGGAAGTGGATTCCCATCCCTAATCCGGGCCCGAGTCAGAACGTAAAGGTCGTCTGCCCATTCTGTATTGACACGCGATCTAACCCAAAAGACAGGAGCCTGTCTATCAATGTGGGTAATGGTTTGTACCACTGCCATCACTGCGACCGTAAAGGCGCCCTACTTAAAAGTAAGTCTGAGAAGTTGTACCAGCGCCCGAAGCATGAGTACACAGAGGTACACCCAGATCTGATTGCTTTCCTGAAAAGCAGGAACCTTCCAGAGGATATCGCTGAGATGCGTGAAGTGGGGTACTATTTGCACCCCACTTCAAAAGAAGGGTACATCGCCTTTAACTACCATGAAAACGGCGTTCACATCAATACAAAGTACCGCAGCCTCAAGCAAAAGGCGTTTCAACTAGAGCGAGGCGCGAAGCTGTCACTCTATTTGATCGACCATTTGAAGCTGGCCGACAAGTACGCCATCATCACCGAAGGTGAACTCGATGCTTTGTCTTGGCGGGCTGCTGGCTATCAGCTCGTGGTGTCAGTTCCGAATGGTGCATCATCCAATACATCGTACTTGGATGATAGCATGGACATCTTCAACAGGATCGAGTCGGTCTATATCGCAGCCGACTCAGATAATAAAGGGACTGAGCTTGCGTTGACACTAGCCGATAGGATCGGCAGGGAGAAATGCAAGCTGATTAAATTCCCCGATGGCATAAAGGACAGCAACGAAGTCCTCCAGCGATTTGGCCTTGAGTATGGCGTACCTGTACTTAAAGACTGCTTCGCGTCAGCGGTACCGTTTCCTATCGACGGGATCGAAACTGTACAGGACAACATGGATGAGGCGTATCGCTACCTTATTCATGGCTATCCAGAGACACTGTACACAGGCGTGCCGGGGCTTGATGACCTTTTCACAATCTACCCGTCAGAAGTGACAATTGTCGTGGCTCCTCCGGGCGCAGGTAAATCAAATTTGGTTGACGCCATTACGGTTAATATGTCGAGAACCGGCATGCGCTCTGGAGTTCTGAGCGCCGAGAAGTCATCAGCCTTGCACATTACCGGCCTTGTGCGCAAGTATCTAAACAAGGCAGAGGTGTCAACAGAAGAGGTTATGCCAGCATTAGCGCACTTAAATGACCACTTCTTCTACATATCCAGCGATGGGCTGTTGACTATTGAAGACATCCTGCATAGAGCCGAACAGCTTGTTAAGTCAAGAGGGATAAAGATCCTTGTGATTGACAACCTATCGTATGTTAAGCAGCCGAATGCGAACAACATATCCGATGCTGCTGCTGCGCTAATGGCAAAGGTGAAAGCGTTTACAAAGAAGTACCGGCTTGCTACATTCCTAGTGGCGCATCCAAGAAAGCTAGAGGCCGATATGTCTGGTCAGTTCCCGGTTCCAAGTGGGTATGACATCCTTGGATCAGGTCACTACTACAACCTGACCGACAACATCATCGCCATGGCTAGGCGTGATAGCACGGCAGTGGAAGTCGTCACCCGCAAAATAAAGAACATGGAGTTCGTTGCCCCGATCCATGATCTGGGTGCTCGCACTATCCAGTTTGACTGGAAGTCTGGTGGGAACTATACCGAGGTATCAAAGGCTGAGCTTGCTAGGATGAAGAACACAAAGGAGCTGGAGGAATTTCAATTCGATTCCTTTAGGGAAGTGGCTCAGCTTGTAAAGGATATGAAGATTGAGCCAAACCGACAAGAAGTTTTAAATTTTGACTGATAAAAACTTGCGCGGGATTGTATTTTTTCTTACCTTTGAGTTGTAAGTATTTTTTCATTGCACAAAACCATATTGTATGAGTTGGTATCAAGAAGCATCCGCAGAGGATGCACCCAAGTCTGGAGCTAGCCTTCCGGCAACTATGCAGGTCAGTTTTAAAGGCGGGAAAATCCAAGCCAACATGGTGCAGCGTGTCGCAAAAGACCTTGCATCCATGTCAACCGCTGGAGATGCTGGATTCTCGTATTGGAACTCCGAGGATTCCAGATCCATTCCTGTTAGCAAGTTTGAGATGATCCTGCTCGGCACATTCTGGAGAGTTGACACCTTCACCGGGCAAGGCGCCATCAAAATTACTTCTTCTCCTGTGCTTGACATCAAGCGCGATGTCATGACGCTATATCGAGCCGGAGAGAAATGGAAGTCCGGGTTGTATAGCGATCTGAAAGAAGAGTTTCCATCCAAGGAAACCCGTGCTTACCGCTACTTACTGCTCTTCTCTCCAGTCACAAAGAAATTGGTCACCGTACAAATGAACAACACGGTGGACAACGCAGTGCGCCGGGCTTTCTTTGTGCTTGAAAACCCGGGCAAACCTGTTCAGCCCAACGCGAATCTCTGGGCGATCGACGGGAATGACCGCCGCTTTTATGTTGTCGTGTACAAAGGAGATCTTGTGATGCTTGATGCTGATGGCAAGGACCATGCTGGTAAAGGCGAGGGCTACATTGCGCCTGTCTTCCAGATTGCCAAGGTCACGCCAGAATCCGCTGATGTCTTCACCGAAGCCGTCGAGGCTAAAGCCTCTTATCTTGGCGTACTCCATGAGCGCCTTGCTGGTAAGCGCGGAGACGTACCCGCTACTGCCACCAAAGAATCTGCTGCTCCTGCCGCTGAAGACAAGGCAGACCTGCTTAAGGCCGCTGCTGCGGAACTCAGCAAGATCGGCTTCGAGCCTGATCCAGAGCCAGTAGGCGACGACGATCTCCCATTCTAAAACTCAGGGCGCATGGCAGTAGTCATGCGCCCTAACCACACAGCCATGAATTACAGCTTTGAATTTATAGGCGAGGACGAAGCGCTCCTCATGGAAAAGGAGGTCATCAGCACGCTGAAATCCGAGGATGGATTCAGCTTCGAGATCGCCTCTTGCGAAGTTCCCCATCAGATCATCGTAAAGTATATCGACAGCAAGGACTTGCCCGAAAAGGTGTGGCGCTGTATCAGTGTCTTACCGACAAGGGAGAGGAGCATGACCGACATCGAAGTAAACGGCATACCCGCTCAGCTTATGATCCTGACAGGGGTTAACGACAAGGATGTGTTCTTTGTCTGGAACGACGGGATCTTACTGGTTGATATTGGGTTCGATGCAGGGGCGATAGCAGACATGGAAGACCTTATTACTTCGCAGTCTTGCGAAGATTTCTTTAACAACATCGGCGAAATCATGTGCCTAGCCCTAATGGGCGGCGCTGGTGAGTTCGATGTAAAAGAACGCTAGATGGAAACAAGATTCGATAGAGCCGTGGCGCTCGTCCTTAAAAAAGAAGGCGGGTATCAGAAGCACAAGAACGATAGCGGGAACTACAACTCCCGTAAAGAATTGGTCGGCACTAACCACGGTATTGCTGCGCCGACTTATGAGCGATATCTGAAGCGCCCGCCAACAGAGCAAGACATGCGTGAGATGTCGCTCGAAACCGCCAAGGATATCTACCACGCCCTGTACTGGCTACCTATTCGTGCAGATCAAATCGAATGCGAAGGACTCGCAATACAGGTGTTTGACTGGCATGTAAACGCAGGCGCCACGGCCATCCGGGCTATCCAGAGCATGACGGGTGTGACGAAGGATGGGAAGATCGGCCCGGTAACTATACAGGCGATCAACAATCTTTGCAGGGCCAAAGGCTGCGATGAGGTAAACTCTGAGTACCGCGCAGTCCGCGAAGCATTTTATCGCAACCTTGTCACCCGGCGCCCATCACTCCGTGTGTTTCTGACCGGCTGGCTGCGTCGCACACAGCAGGTGTACGAGTATGTTAAGGGCTTAGCGCTCCGATTGTTTGCTGTGTTCACACTGTTGTTTGTTTGTAGCTTAACTGAAGCTCAAGTGCCCAGATACTTGACGGTAGATCCGCACGAAGATTACAGCTATGAGAATATAGAGCGAACGGATATTCTGTACACGCAGCTCTCAAAGAAAGGTAAGCGATCATCCTCCATGGATGGCGGCTATCTTGAAATGAGAGAAGGCTTCTTGATCCTATCTGCGCATGGCAAGACCAGTGTGTATAAGGTCGTCAAGGATTCGGTCGCCACGCACGTCAGACAGATATCGCTGACCGAAAAACTAGACTTCGATACGCGAAAAGATCCACAGAAATTTCTCACGCAGCTAGTTATATTTTACTCTCGTGGGAAGTTTGACCGGGCGAAGCTGGTAATTAGACGGAATGAATTTATTGACATTGTTTTTTAACTCAAAAACAGAACAACTATGAATCTGATTTTATTTATCATTACCTTATTCTTTGCCACACCGGCGCATGTGACCTCTTTTCAGGAGCGCTTCGCTCCACTGGCCCAATCCATGAGCGAGCGCTATGGAATCCCCGCTAGTGTACAACTCGGCATCTCCGCAGTAGAGTCCGGATGGGGCACGAGTGAGGGCGCACGCAAGCACAACGCCTACTTCGGTATCTCGGGCCGGTACAATAGCTCCTATTGGATCAGTCAAGATGGCGAAACCCGGGCCTATCCGAATGCTTGGGAATCCTTTAACGACTTTGGAATTCACATTACAACCAAGCCATACTACAACAGGTGCAAAAGTTGCACCACTTCAGAAGAGTGGGTTGACTGTATATCCGAATCGTACGTTGGCGTGTACGCAAGTGCCGAAGCCAAGAAGCGGTATAGAGACAAAGTTATGAACGTCATTAACCGGGAGGGGCTACGCAAATACGATTAAATTTTAGCTACCCCGCAGACAAAAGCCGTCAGCCGTTTCTCGGTTGGCGGCTTTTTGTTTTACATTAGCGGTATAATAAAGCACAATGGATCTCGACATCATCCACAAACAGGTACGACAAGCCTTCAATAAGGATCAGGGAGGGTACCTGACTCCCGGGCAGATAGACTTGGCTCTTGACTTAGCGCAGATGCAGGAGTTCACACACCTATATGGCGACGATAGGAAGATGCCTATGCCGCTGGTTAGTTTCGGAGCTACCTATAAAATACACATAGACCTACAACCGTTTAAAGCTAAACTAGCATTCACAGCCGACAATTACAATGAGTCCCTATCACCTATGGGATCAGGGCCAGCAGGCATTGTTACACTCCCAAGTGATTTCATGTATCTCACCGGCATGAATTGCGACCTCAGACCGGTGAAGTTTATATCCGAGGACGAACTTCCGCATCGACTTACCTCTGTACTACGCATGCCGACAGCAACCCGGCCAATCGCCATCCTGTCTGAGTCATCCACTTCTGGCCACCGGCGCATACAGATATTTCCAGAACGGCCATTTGAGGGTGAGGTGTACTATCTAAAGCGCCCGCCTGTACCGTATTGGCAGGGCACAATCAATGGCCGCACGGTGACATACAACGCAACAAACTCCACACAGATGCCTTGGAATGATTCGGCCATGGTGCGCGTTATTCAAAGAGCCATTGCTTTACTCGGCGAGACTATGCGAGAAGACTTGGCGATCTCTAATTACCAAAAAGCGAACCAATGACACTAAAGCAAATGGCAGAGCAAATTCTGCTTAGGAGATATGGCGCTGCTTACACTGATGATGCGAACATCGACGAGCGGGAAGTGTACGACCTGATCATAAAGTCAATCAACGCCATGATCAAGACGGAGTACACCAATATCCACATCCCACTAGTTGAGCGCTATGTCAACGGATCTGCGATTGCCACCTATGAATTAGCCGTCACCTCAGACACAGGCGGAAGGGTCACCAACCAAAAGTGTTACGACTTCGGACAGTTTAAGTACTCGTCCCAAGTCTGGGCAATACAGGACGGAGAGGGCTGGTCCACGGAAGATGATGACTATTGGGCATTAGGTGGTCAGGGATTGACCATCGCAGTAACCGAAGTATCTCAGGCACAATACACCATTCTGATCTCTGGATTCACACTCCCCGAAGGCAAGACTCCAGATAACCTTGAGTCATTCATCCGGGCGGGAACAGACAATTCATACATTGAACTCGTTGGCGCCCAAGACGGAACGCCAAGTAAGTTCGCACTGATAGCCATGAGCGATATAGTTGTCGGCGAAAACTTCCTGCGCTTTGAATACTTCTGGCAGGACTCACTAACGCTAGAGCAGGAGGTGCTTACTTTAGTTGGCGAGACGAACAACATCCTTGTAGGTAACAACACCTACTACGAGAATATCTCAAGCCTTCAGCGCTGCGATGTAGTAATCACCGACACAAGAGGCCGGGCTAAGATCACACTGCCCACTCAGCCGATCTCTTTGCCGCATGGCATGGGAATCTGGAACATCGGCCATCCGACTGATCACTTTTCTGCTTACATTCCGGTACAGCCAAACGAGATGTCGGTTATGTCTGGCGTATCACATACCGGCCTTTCAGATATCTTGGCAGATCAGATAGCCTATGAGTGGTACGGGCACAAGACCGTAGTATTTAATAAGCCAGCATCGGTCATGCCTAGCACAGTGCGTGTTCGACTCGTAGTGGTTGACCCGGAACAGATCGGAGAGAACGACTTGCTGCCCATCCCTGCTGACTATGAGTCCTCAGTCATCGAAGCAGTGCTAAATATCCTGAGTGCGGATGGGCCAGCGGATTTACGAACCGATAAACAACCTATTCAATAATGTACCAAACAACCATAGACTCAATAGTGCGTTCATCCCTAGCGTCAAATGGATTGACCATGCACTACTATGTCAACGTACTTCAGATGGCACTCCGCTGTCTTCGCGAGATCCACTTGCTGCACTCTGGCGTTATTATGACAGCAGAGCTAACCGTGGACGACAACGGCGAGATTAAACTGCCAGCCAATTATATCGACTATATCAAGGTCGGACACAAGCGCGGGCGTTATGTTGTACCTATGAGTCAGAATGTATCGTACAGCCGCCGTCCGTCCATCAGGACGAACGATCAGGTGCCGTTCGATAGCTACGGCATATCAGGCATATACGACCCGTATAACTCTTCCTACATCTCTCAGTATGGCGAACAACTTGGGCGCCTGTATGGCCTTGGCACAGGCACGAAGACGGATGTTTTTAAAGTAATCCCAGAAAGGAACGCCATGCTTATCGGGGAGCACATTCCTGCTGGCGAGACCGTGGTTGTGGAGTACATCGGACAGACGCAGTACGCAAGCGCAGGAGCTTTCATTCCTGCATATGCAGAAGAGACGGTGGAAACCTACATCTCTTTGCAACTAGCTAAGCTATCCGGCAAGCGGATCGGAGAAGTAGAGCGCCTTCAGCGAGACTACCGCAACGCTGAGCGCAAGATGCGGGCAGCTAACTACGCACTAACAAAAGAAGATTTGTTGAACATCGAGCGCGACAACATTAAAATGTCCATCAAGGGATGAAGACACAAAGGAAAATATTCAGCGGCAGGGTTAATAGTGATGCCGACCTTTCCGTGTTCCCGGAAACCGATCTGCTTAATGCGGAGAACGTCAGCTATGTCATCGCTCAGGACGGGAGTATAACCAGCGTCAAGCCGACGCCGGGGAATAGGAAGATCACAGAGCGCATACAGCTTGCCGGATCAGTGGTTGTTGGCGCCTATGAAGAAAAAGAACTGGGTCGCCTGTACTATTTCCTGTACAACGCATCTACCGAACACCGCATTATGATGTTCGATGAGCGCACCGAGGCCATCCGAATTGTTGCGACCGGCGCATACCTTGGGCTTGGCGACACACCGATCACCGGGGTTGATAAGGTTGGAGATATCCTCTATTGGGTTCAAGATGACAAGCCTCCAAAGAAAATAAATGTAGAGCGCGGGCTTCGTACATACAATGCAACCTACGTTTCGCCAAACGGATCAGTGCCGGTTATATATGTCAGCCCAACAGCAGAAGATGTAGAACTTATTCGGCCATACCCACGTTATGCGCCACTTGTTTCAAAGCAGGACAACAATCGGGAGCTCAATCTCATAGACGACGATGCCTTTCAGTTCGCGTTTTCATTTGTGTACAGGGATTATGAGTTCTCTGTGATCTCTCCATACTCAAGAGCCGCACTTCAAAACAGCGAAGACGAAGAGTTCGACACGATCGTTGTGACCATGGACTCTAGGCAAAACATTGACTACGAGGTAGATAAGATACGCTTGCATGTCAGGCTTGGCAATACCGGTTCGTTTTTCACCATTAAGGAGTGGCGCAAGGATCGAGATAGTCAGGCCATAGACCTACACAATCAAGGAGTTCAATCGCTTTCCTACAATTTTTACAACGACACGAATGGGATTGCAATATCGGAGGAGTATTCAGCAAAACTATTTGACAACGTACCAATCTCTTCTCGCGCTCTGGCAGCAGCGAAAAATCGCCTTTTCCTTGGAAACAACGTATTCGGTTACGAGGCGGTTACGCAGGGCACGATCACGGCTCAAGCGGAAGCAGGGGAGGTAGGTGAGTCTTCGATCTGGGGAACGTATGTATATGCGTCACTCATCGTAAACCTGTTCAACCCGGGCGACCCTAACGCAGTCTTTGGCGCTGGTGAACTAACCAGCAATATGCTATTCATTAGGGTAGATAGTCTTGATGATTCGATCAACGGATATTACCGACTAGACAGTATCTCTTACAACGGGTTTTTTACCAATAGCCTACCGGCAAACATTGTACTCGATCCACTGAAGCGCGTGCTAACTCTAGCTGAAGGGGATGATGACACACTACTTGAGCTTTACTTGAGGAATCAGCTCACTATATCACCGGAGTTTCAAACCGTCGAAGTATTCTTGGTGAACCGCACATACGCAGGCGGTACTCCAGACGGGGATGCACTCGTCTACGGTATCGACGGCACGCCATCTGTATTCGACTCTGGCGCAGCATTCAAATCAGGTGCCCGGTATCGCGTGGGTGTAGTCTTCTACGACTTCGCTGGTCGCAACTCAGGGGTTTATTCGCCAGAAGATGCAGTGGTCCTGATCCCAGATCGGGATTATCAGCGCCCAACAGCAGCGCCGAATATAGCGGTGACACTGAGCTTCACTTCAAATCAGATCCCAGAGTGGGCAACACATTATCAGGTCGTTCGCACCAAGTCACTAACGCATCAGTCATTCCTGCAAGGGTTTGGCACTGACATTCAGTATGTTGGCAAAGACAAGGATGGGAATTGGCAGTTCGCCGACACGCCCGGGGCTGTACTGACCGACACGTTCGACACCAGTAAAGTACAGGGCGTTGCCATAAACATATCTCCTGCTGTTTCATTCGGCATGGGTTACTCTTTCCTTGAAGGCGATGTGCTCAAGCTGTACTTTGAGTCAGGCGAGAAATACACCGCAGAGATTATTGATACGGTCGGTTCGTATGTTGTTATTCAGGGCAAGGATATAGGGTCATTGACCTCGGCGGGCAAGAATCATTTGTTCGAGATCATCACACCTAAGCGGGGATTCCTTGAGGAAACATTCTATGAGGTCGCCTCTGTACACCCGGTAACGAACCCCGGATCGCCAACAAGATCTCTATCTGCTACGTCTGTAGTTCTATCTGGCGACATAACCATCAAGGAACGAACATACGAACTTACCGGAGATGGTCTTGTCGAAACCATGAACCCATCGGATCAGCACTGGAAGCAGTGGATCACAGACATAGGACGCCCCAATATTGTTATACTTGATGGGTCAAGATCGGTTCGCCCCGGGAGTATCTGCTACTCGAACGTTCGCCTCGCTGACACACAGGTAAATGGGCTGAGTAGCTTTGATGCGCTGGATTATGTGGACCTAGATAGCAACGCTGGTCCACTCAGGTCACTCAAGCTAACCATCCGGACACAAGAGTATGGATCAATTATGCTCGCCATCTGTGAAACAGAGACAAGCTCAATCTACCTTGGCGAAACAAGACTGGTTGACAATGCAGGAGCAGCCATTCTTGCTACGTCTGGCGCTGTCATAGGTACCATTAATAACCTACGCGGAAGCTACGGCACAGTGAACCCGGAAAGCGTAGCGGTCGATGAAGGCAGGGTATATTTCGTAGATCGCATCAATGGCCTTGTTGTACAGTACTCGCAAAACGGACTCACACCAATCAGCGAGAACGGCATGGCCCGGTTCTTTACGGAGAATTTGTACGAACTAGACTCATCGAACAGGCTATACGCCACGGTGGACGGCAGGACTAGCGAGTACTGTGTGTTTATCCCAAATGAGATCGGGGTTAATAGCCTACTTGGCTACGACACCACGGTGATCGACCCGCATGAGCCTGCTGCCGGTCAGGTGTGGCGCTATCACCCGGAGGTAAATGGCTGGTCAACAGCGCAGGATTTTATTCCCTCTTGGATGGCCTGTGTGAGTAGGTACGTTCTGTCATTTAATGGCGCCGACCTTTATATTCATGACAGTAGTAGCATGAGTTACTACGGTCAGGCATTCAAGTCGATCATATCCTTCCCGATTGGAAGCGGAGATATAGAGGTGAAGCTACCGCAAAGTATAGGTATAGCCTCTTCTGTTGCGCCAGAGTGGACACACCTGAAGAGCGATCAGCCATTCATTCAGGGCACCGACCTAGTGGCCGATGAATACGCGCACATGGAGAGTATGTTCTACGCATCCTTTCTTAGGGACAGATTGTCCCCGGGGCACACGACATACGAAGAAGCTCTGATCTTTGGCGAACAAGTCAGGGGACTTTATCTTCCACTGGCAATACAGTTCGATCAGAACTTTGCTATGAATACCGTTGTTGTTCAATATGACGTATCGAGAGGACACGCCATGTTGCAAAGTTAAAACTATATTTGTATATTTACAGCAAAATTTAAAGCTATGGCTGGACCTACTGGACCTACTCAAATGGGAACTATGGCAGCACTCGGTGGAATTGGGGCTGCGTTCGATATAGGATCGTCTCTTTATGGAATCTTTCAGGGTATTGCCGATCGCCGCCGTGGTCGCAAGATGTTTGAGGATTCGTTCGCTAATCGACCAACGTATGACATCGCCCCGGAAGCTAGACAGATGATGGGTATGCGGCAAGCTACGCTCAACGCAACGCCCGGTGCTTTCCGTGATCTGGAGAATGATATCTTTGCCAATCAGGCAGGGACTATCTACAACGCCCGGCAAGCTGCCCCCGGCAGTGCTGCACTACTTGGCGCCATTGGAACGACCCAAGCTGAAACAAACCGGGCACTTCGTCAGACAGCTATGCAGGAGGATGCCGCATATCAGGAGCGCTTGTCCGGACTTGAAGGAGCGCAGCGTGTAATGATCGGTGAACGGCAGAAGGCATTTGATATAAACGAGATGCAGCCTTTCGAACAGCGCTCTTCGCTTGGCCTTGAGATGATGGGCATGGGCGGGGCAAATGTTTACGGAGGCTTGCGCTCGCTTGGATCGACCTTTGGGAACCTGTACTCCGCTGAGGCGGATAACAAGGTGGTGTCAACGCTGATGGGATTGTTTATGAATAATAAGAGGGCGCCAAAATTCACTGGAATGCACGCTCCATTCCCTACGAATAGTCCATATATTTAATATGAGATCAGGAATCAGATCATATTTCTCCGGGCAAGACCCGTCCTTTAGTGAAATCTTTGCAGATGTAGCCAAGCGGCAACGTCAGCGCAAGGACGTAGCTACGGAAAAACTGCAAGGCATCATGGATGCTAAGCAGATCTATGGCCCGTATGCTGAGCAGGCATCAAAGCTACTGACCGATCAGATCAAAGCGATCGGGGATAGCCTTGACGTGGATCAGCAAAAGGTATCTGCGGCTGCGGCTGAGTACGCCAAAGTGTATGGCTACTCAGAGCAGTTCAAGGACTTCATTGAACAGAGTGCAGCAGTATATAAGGCTGACAATGAGGTGAATACACCAACAGCGCTAGCGGCTATCCGTGCGCAGTATGTTAAAGAAGGGACGCTTGACGAGCTGGAGAAAAACATAATGAATGGCATGGACGCAGAGGACGTGCTACTCAAAACACCCGGCGCCCTCAATGAGGATATTGTAATGAAGAACCGGCTAGATCAGATCGGCAAAGTGGTCAGTGAGATCACCACCCCGGGCAACCTGACGCCAGCACAGGGCGCAGCCGCACGTCACTACTTTGGCATGGACGAGGAGACCTTCAAGATGGAGTTCTCGAATGTCATGGAGTATGATACTTCCACCGGCACAGTGAAGATCAAAGATCCACAAGGTCTTGTGGATAGCGGCATCGCAGATGCACTACTTTCAGACAAGCGCGTACAGGCCATTGTCGATAGGCGCCTATCTGACAGAGGTGTAGAACTCACCGAGGACAATCGTTTGGCTGAGCTTCCAAGAGTTCTTGCTCCGTACACCAGCGCCAAAGTGACAAGGGATATTAAGAGAACCTTTGTTAAGAATCCAGCGATTGAACAAGCTCTTGAGCGCGAGCGGAACAACATAGCAAGGATGGCAGCAAGAGGTGGTGATCAGCCATCGGGGGATGCGCTGATACTTGCTACGAATGCAATCGTCGCGGCCAAGACTATCGAAGAGAAGCGCGGCGCATGGGATCTCGCAAATATCCGCTTCAATGAGGCGCAGTATGTGCGGAATCACGAAGGCAAGGTAATTAATAAAGAAACCGGCCAACCGCTGAAGCCCGGAGAACGGCCAGAGAAGTACGGCGAGCGCATAGTTATACCGGCTTCAGGAGCAAAACTTCTCGGCCAGTCAAGCCTCATTCCTCAAGGGATTGAAACTCCGACCTATCGGTTCGGAAGGATGCTTGTGGATCAAGAAGGGAACGCTTGGATGGAAGCCTACGCCAAGGATGTAAAGCGTTCGATAGGCGTTGATGGTACTGAGGGCGACTCTTACTCTGAAACAGTAACGGTGTCTAATCGCCCAGAGTTCTTGCCATTCTCGCCATCTTTGTTCGATGGCGCTCTTCGTGACGCAAACTCAAGGAGTTCGTATAATCAAATCATCACTGGCTATGGAATGTCCACCTTCTCTTACCCAATTAGAACGAAAGGTGGCGCAGCAAAGCCAGCTCAAGCGCAGCCGGAAAAAAAGGCCAGCAATGTGTCGGAGTTATTCAAGGCGCCAGAGCCAGTGAAAGTTACCGGGCCCACAGTCCCACTCATGTACAAAACGCCCGGATCTCAGTGATCGCGCTATTTGGCATATTACTATTGATATTCATGGTGACAGGAGTTGCCGCTCAAATAATAACGGATGGACCCAATTAAAAATTTATACGCCTACCTCAAGGGTACCGGCAAACTTGGCGAGATCGACGAGAAGTCATTCAGGGATAATGTGTCCACAGAAGACGGATTGAGGAAACTCCATGGATTTATGCTAGAGAATAAGCTCACGGCTGATCCGGAAGATGTTTTCGTTCGTGGTCACCTGACGACCGTTGAAAAAAAAAATCCATCAGTGCAAGAATCTGGGACTGGCTCAGTGGAAACCGCTGGCTCAGGTCTGGGCACTAGGACTTTTGCGGGGCAGGAGGTTCCTGCGCCGGTAGCAGTTGGAAGAGAGAAGCAATTTATAGAGGAGGGTGTAGCTCCAGTGGCGACCACAAACATAGCTGGGCTACCGGGCACACCCTCCACCCCGTCAGCAGGCGTCAAGAGCAACCCCACGCTCTCTGAGTTCGGTATAAAAGGCGCCGATCAGGCAATCGAAGAGGTAAGGCAGGCGCGTAACGCACGCAGACAGGTGTCTCCATATCCGGGCGTCCGGGTAGAGGAGTCGTCGCCCGTTGTGGAAAAAATGAAAGCGGAGGAAAGAGCTAGGCCGCTGAGTGAAAAGTCTGTGCTAGAGCAAGGCTCAGCAATGATTGGAGCTGTTGGGAAAGAAGCAGTAGCTAATGCACTTGAAGCGCCAGAATACATCCGTGATGTGTACTACGCCTTAATGACGGATGTGGCGATGATGAAAGAAGACAGGAGGTTGAAGCGCGGGGAGATAACTCAAGCGCAACATGACGAGAAAAAAGAAACAATTAGAAGGAATGTTGAGCGAGGGTTGGACTGGACACCCGGCCCCGCTATGCTCAAAGCAGCAGAATACATCTCTGATGAATTTGGAGGTCTTGATAAGTGGGCGGATCGTCAGCGCGCAAACACGAAAGTAGTTCGTGCGAAGCTAGAGAACGCAGATGAAACATTCACTAGTCTAGTTTCTCAAGGTAGGATCAGCGAGGGATTCAGGAAGGCAAGTATCGAAGCCATCGGATCTATGCCATATATGATGATGGCCATGGTGCCCGGGGTTGGGACAACTGCTGTTGGTCTGTCTGCCGGTAAGGGGAAGTACGAACAGCTCGTCGAAGAAGGGTATGACATTGGAGCGAAGGAAGCCTTGAACTCTGTGCTCACTGGAGCATTCGAGGGGATAACGGAAGCAGTGAGTGGTAAGATTGGCAAGGAGGCGCTGAAGATGGCCACCCGCTACGGCAGGGATTTCGCCGTCAAAGGTGTAAAGGCTGCCATTGTAAACACGCTAGGCAGAATTGCAGGGAACACGCTTGAAGAAGCTGGCAGTGAAGCGCTTGCTCAGTTGGCGGAGAATATTGTGGACAAGGCTACGATAGACAAAGGCAGGAATATATTCGAAGGCGTGCTCGATGCAGCGGTCATTGGCGGTATAGCCGGTGGAGGTGTCACTTCAACTGGCGCAGCGATTGGTGCAGCTCCGGTAGTAGGTCGTGCTGCCGCAGACCAGATGATGGCAGGAACTACGCCAACTCAAGAGGACTATCAAGCTAGGGCAGATATCATGCGCGAAGAGGCCGGTCGTATTACTCAAGGAAGGAACGCGCAGGCCGATGCTATTCAAGAGCAGCAGGAGGTAGCTCAGCCTACCGGCAGGCAGTACTCCGACGAAGCGAAGATGATTGCAACCCAGATCCCGGTGTCTGAAACAGACGACGCCGAAGGGGTGAAGGTTGCATACGATGCACACCTTGATAAAGTAGAGGCGCAATTCGGACAAGAAAGCCCTGAATACCGTCAAGCTGTGACCCGTGGCGAGGAGGTTGTCGCATTCCTAACAGAAGAGAAAGCAGCAGCTAACGACATACGCGAGAGCGTGATGCGGGTGGAGTACTTGGATGAGGTATTGGCTGATCAGGGTATCACGCCAGAAACAAGGGCTAGGCTTGAGCAGGAGCGCCGCGACGCAGAGACGGACCTCATAGGCCGGATGCAGGCCAAAGACAAGGGCGACTTCGGACTTACTGATGGGCGCACCGTACAGAATGTGCAGGCCATGGACATGGGCGAGCTAAACAATGACCCGGTTCTTTCGTCTGCATACCGCGTAGCCGATGCGCTTAAAGGACTTGGCGTGCCGGTGCTCGTGGTAGATGAGTCTTCAAGGCCGAAGCTGGAGCAGACGCTTGGCAAAGAGGGTGCCGATAATGTACTCGGAAGCCGGGCTGTGTACGCTAGTGGCGGCAAAGGGAAGTCGAAGATCATCATGCTAAATAGGGGCGCTGCAACATCTGACTCTGCATTACATGAAGGCTTCCACGTTATCATAGAACACGCAGCCACGCAGCGCCCAGAAGAGGTAGATGCGCTTGTGCAGAAGATAAAGCCGCACGTCAATCAGCGCACGCCAGTGAAACTCAAGGACGGCAGGACGATAACTGTTGGCGAATACCTAGATCTCTTTGTTGCTCAATACAAGGATCGACAAGACGTACAGAGCGAAGAATACCTTGCCGAACTTGGCGCCGTTGTTTCTCAAGGACTAGCCGAGGTTAAAGATAAGACCGCGCTTGGCCGTATAGAGAAGGCGATCAATGACTTTATCGCTGCAATCATTGGAGAGAATAAGTTGGTGATCCGGCTTACCACATCTGGAGATGCGGTAGCACTTTTCAATACCATGCAGAAAGGTCTTCAGTATGGTGACCGTCAAGCCGTGCAGCAGGCCATGCAGATGTTTGGGCGGGCGGCTGAAGGTAGGAGAGGGGTGTTTGCAAGTACGGAGGCCAATGTAGGGGCTGTCGAGAAAGAAGGTATTGACGCAGCTAAAGAAGATAAGCTTAAGGTGTATAAGCAAATAGTTGGCGAACGCGCCGACTTAAGGGCGGATATACTAGAGAACTTGGAGTTCGCCAAGAAGTTGGCCGAAAAATCTGGCGATGAGTACGAGAAATCAAGACGAGCTATATGGAATCAAACTGGATGGGAGAAGGGAGTTGATGGGAAGTGGAGATATGAAGTGCCATATCAAGATTTAATAAGCAAGGAATCGCTGCCGAGGATTGCGCGAGGATTAGACAGAGGTAATTCTATCGGACTGAGAGCTGCGCTTGGTACGGATTCAGAGATAGTGCGCCTATACAATGACGAATTAATCGTGCGCTCTGAAAATGTTATTGAGGATAGGTTCCGAGTTACCTTCCAAGAAGAAGATGATAGTTCATGGCGAGGGGCATTTAGAAAGCCTCCGAGCCGGACTGGATTTGGCACCATAAACATAAATCCAGATGTGTATGGATATGCGATGTCGATGGCCAAGAATTACTATCTCGTACATAAGGATGAGGCTTGGGATAAATTGATGTCCGATGAAAAGTTAGCCAAGTCCATAGATGACTTAAACTCAACTTTTACGCATGAAGTCCAGCACGCGATACAATACATCGAGGGCTTCGAATCTGGCGCTAATTCAAACTACTACCAAAGTATCTTGGAACGAGTTGGGCGCCTAGAGTCTAGGTACTTAAGAGCATTTTTTGATGCAATTAAGTACGAGAAAGAACTCATGGCTGCTGAAGACAAGCTGAATCAAGACCCAGATTTAGCGAATAAAAAGATAACTATAATGCAGTATAGGATATTTTCAGAAACGTTCGTTCCTATCACTGTTGAGTATAGTTATATCCCTGATATGCTTGCTAGCTTCAGGAAGAGATGGGAGGATAGCGGCATGGCTGATGATTACTACCGAAAAGGAAGGGAAGAGCAAGCTAAGCTAGATGGTGAGAAGTCGAAATTGACAGGGCCACTAAAAGGCATTTTGGATTCTTTCGCAGCTTACCGTGCAACCGCTGGCGAAGTTGAATCTAGGGCTGCTCAGCAAAGAAGAAAGTTGACAGATGTAGAGCGGAAAGTCATGCCAATATCTGAGTTTTACGATATTGCTACAGAGTCAATTATTTTTTTGAGCGAAGTCCAGAGCGCCGTTAATCAGCAACCAGAAATCCGCCAGCAAAAACTATCCGTCGAAGACTTTGAATGGCTCGGCCCTGAAGGGCAGGAGAACTTCAGAAAATGGGTGGGCGATGCACCTATTGTCGATGGCGAGGATGTCCTAGAAATTCAGACCGGGCAGCCGGTAGTTATCCAAGCCTTCCATGGAACGACAAACTCCTTCTACTCTTTTGATAAGGCGAATGAGAAAGGTGAGATAGGTGGCCAGTTTGGAAAGGTGAATTATTTCACATCCGATCAGTATGACGCGCAGGCCAACTACACCACGGGCGGCCCAGACCTTGAGTATAAGATCAGGCGCGATGCGGATGACCTGTCGCAGTCTTTTGATATGGACGGGCTATCACCAGAAGAGGTGATTGATATGTTCAACCTGACGGACGCTCAGCTCGAAACATTTGATCGCAATGACCTTGAGTCTTTAGCGCTTGCTATTTCGTACAATCGTCACAACGGAGGAGAGGACAAAGTTCTCGATCTTTTTGTCAAGCTGAATAATCCGGTGCGCATCGCCGATGATCAATACATCGACATGATGCCGGACGTGTCTGCCTATATGGAAGACGCGGCTCAAGAGATGGCTGACGAGAATGACATCACTCCGGAGGAGGCGCTAGAAGATTATGAGTTCGATGTTCGTCAAAGGGCACTCGATCTTTCCGGCGAAGAACTAACCGTAGTTCAAGCGCTGCAAGATGCGATTGACGAGTGGGCGCCTAGAGAAACTACCACGGCAGATCAGATTCTTGAGGATCGGATATATGAAGATAGTATATCTACCGCCGCGCTTGAAGCAGCTATTCGTAGAGACTTGCCATACGCGGAGGACGAAGAAGGTAGATTAGTTTCTTCTCAAATTGTCGCCCAGACTTTCAGAAATTTAGGCCACGATGGCATCATCATAAATGCTAGTGTACGTTTCCCAAGTATGGACATGCAGGATATGACCGCGCATATCCATGTGTTCGACGAGTTTGCTAATCAGATCAAACTTGCTGACGGATCGAATATGACCTTTGGAGAAGGAGTGGATATCCGTCAGCAGAAAAAGATCGACACGACCGAAAAGCTGCGCTCCGAACCCCCGGTCTTTGACTTATCTGACTTTACCGCAAAGTCAAACAAGAGGGCTGAAACATACCATCAGGAGTCAAAGCAGCGCTATGAGGCGATGTTTGACAAGCACCCTTCATCTGTACAGACCGACGATTTATCTTCGCTTGAGAGGGTTGGAAAGACGTTCGTCGCTTTTGAGAAAGGCGGGAGTGTTGGCAATGTGGCCAAGGTGGAGGCTGCCCTATCTGACAATGCCCGGCCACTTTATGAAATGGTGTCCCGGATTACAGAGCGAATCTCTACTGTCAAAGATGGAAAGGTGAGCCGGGAGGATGTGATGCGCGGAGCGCTTGTCGCATCGCTGGATAAAGATGCAGTTCCGGTGTACGATGTACTCGGAGTGGTTGGCGCCATAGACGATGTGTTCGTTTCGACCGTGGATGGTCAGCAAATGGTGCGAGTTGAAGATGCAGTATCTCTTCTTGCTAACACGCCCGGAGGTTTGGATAGCGCTGAGGCGAAACAGCTCCTTTCTCTTTACGACAATGCCGCTGAGAATCGCGTAGAAAAAATTAATTCGACATTAGATGCGTACGCGGAATCTACACAAGGGTATAACGTGTCGAAAATTTCGCCAAAAATCGACACGAAAGGTAGGTCTATACCTGCTGCCGTGGTCGGGCTTGGTCGTGTAGCAAAAGACAGTCTGTTGCACAAAGTCGCCACGGGCTACACTCCAAAGCCGGGTGTTGACTACAAGGTCACACCTATGTCTAGCCGGGCATCCATCATTGCTCAGGCCACCGGGCAGAAGACACCAGTCGTCGAGTCGATCTTTAACGCCATCTGGAATGAGATCCCGGCACAGAGTAGGGATGATGCTTTCTTTGAGCTGGCACAGAATGAATTTGGATTTGAGTTGCAGGCCATGGCGATAAAGGATGGCGATAGTGGTATAGATATCCGCCAGCAAAAAGCCAGCCCAGCTCTTCGCGCATACCCGGAGTACAAAGCTGCTCGCAAATACGTTAATGACAACTACGACCGCATACCTGACCTAGAGATCGTTCGCAATACGGCGAGGAACTTCGGAATGTTTGAGAGCGATGCCAAAGAATTATTCGAGGTTGTTTCTGGCCGAGGCTACCGGGCACCGGGGTCGCCTATGGCCGGGGCAGTGGAAGAAGCTAATCGCTTCTGGCGCCGCATGGGCAAGTTACTTGGCGATAGTCAAGTCAAGAACAAGCGAGACTTCGCCTACTCATTTGACTTCCGCTTTGGAAACTTCTTAGCGCCATTAAGAAAGTTTCAGCGGGATATAGAAAAGCAGATCGGGGTACTTCTACCCGGGACGCTCAATGCATACGATGCTATGCAGCTTTACAGCTCTGCATCTATCTACGAACTTCAGGCGCACACGCTCTGGTTCTGGGGTGACAACGGTAGTAAGTCATCCAAGGATAAGTCATTCGTTGGACGCGTCACAAAGCAACTTGGCGGTGTGAATAAATTCAATGAGTTTCTTCTGGCGCTACACCTGCCAGAGAGGTTGCTTAGGAAGCTAGATCTACTTGAGAAATATCAGAAGGATATATTCTCAGACATAGAGCGCTTAATGGCATCGGCACAGCAAGGTATAAGTTCATTACAAACTACCGGAATAGGTACTGCTCAGTTCTGGCAGGTGGCCAATCAGCAGGCTTCAGTCGATCCAAACCTAGCTAGGCTTATCGCCAAGTTTAATGATCTTCAACAGCGTATAGCTGAAATGAACGATGCGTACATAAAGGCACTTGACCGACAGGCTGAGTTCTTGAGTAGGATATCTGGGCAATCATTCCCAGTTATTCAACCCGGTCAGCCACTACCCACGAACCCGGAACTCAATAAGTATATGCAATTCTATGAGGAGTTCCGCGACAAGATGCTGACGCCATACCTTGACGCACTCATGGCCGCCGGTCGCATAGATCAAAAGCGCTATGATCACTTAGTCAAGGGCACCAGTGATGAATCCACTATACAGTGGAAGTACTATGTGCCAATGATGTACTCGGAGGATGCTGTGAATCACGAACTTGGGATCACAAATGGCGAGCGCATTGTAAACCTGAATGGCATTGAAGGCTTGTCAAAGCCGTATGATCAAAAGACTAGGCACAAGTTGCTGAATATGCAGGCCGAGGATGTAGTGCGACCACTAGAGCTGGCGTTCGCAAGACTCGCCTCAGCCACCCGGCAGAAGCACCGGCAGGATGCACTGCGTAGGTTCGCTGAGCTTGCACGTCAACACGGGGCAACTGATCGCATTCGGGTATTCTCTGCTAGGAACGTACCCAAGATGGATAAGTATGGCAACATAGTTGGCGCGCAAAGCCTGCTACCAAAAGAGATCCTTGAGAACTCTGTGCCGTTTTACGAAGGCGGTAAGGTGAAGTACATCTACTTCTCCAACCCGGGCGATCAGATGTTGGCGATGCTTCGTTCGCCAGACGTGGAAGGAGAAATGAGTACGTTCATGAAGTGGTACTCCGCTATACTTGGAGTCATGCGCATCGGTATTACTTCGCTTTCTCCAACATTTATTCTAAATAACTTCCTGCGTGACATACAAGAAAGCTCGATTAATATCCGCGTAGAGAATGATCTCTTGCAGATCAACAACACGAAGCTGAAGAAGGCTTGGAGAAAGCGCTGGCGAGAAGCTGCTGCTCAGCAGATCACCCCGTTCATAGCAAGCAAGCGCGTGCATTCAGATATGGATAGGTACTACGCAGAGTACCTACAAATAGGTGCGTCAATGGGCTGGAACTTTGATAGCTCAGGCATCTTCACCGATATCGCCGGTAAAGTAAATGAGCGCATCCGTGACGCAGAGCGGGTGGCCGCATCTGGGCTTCCAAGAGATCTGGCTACCTCAAAGAATGCGATGATCGAAATGATGATGGGTCTGTCAGCTAGGTTCGAGAACGTGTCCCGCCTTGCCGCCTACGCATCTATGCGTGATCTTGGCGTAGATCCCATTCGCGCAGCAGCTATCGCCAAGAACATCACGTTGAACTTCGAGAAGAAAGGGCAGTTCTTTAGGGGTAGTGCAGGTAGGTTTATCTCCGGCTTGTACCTCTTCTTGAACGCGGGTCTTCAGTCAGGGCGAAAGCTGGTTAAGCAACTATCCAATCCTGCTGGCCGGAGGATGCTTGCCTTGTACGGCATGGGATCTACTGCCTTCAGGGTTATGCTTCATGCACTATATGCCACTGGAGATGATGACGAAGAGCCCAAAGAGAAGGGCGAGATCACTATGCAACACGGGCTCGATCGCTATATGAACTCTGCATTCATGCGACAGTTTTACCTAGCTATTCCGAACCCGTTTGACGTGGATGATCCTGTGTTAATCCCGAGGCCGTACGGAGCGCTTCGAGTTGTTGGTCTGGTGGCTGATGGAGTAGTAGATGCAAGTCTAGGCAAGCGCTCGCTGCTTAGCGTGACCAGTGATGTGAAGAGCGCATTCTTCACTTCGCTCGATCCGATCGGATTTGTCAGTGGTGAGATCACAAATGCAGTGCCTACCTTGATGCGTCCTTTCGCCGAGGTTATTGTTAACCGGGACTGGATGGGCAGGCAGATTCTCTTTAGCCGAGAAGATACACGAATGTACGCACAGGCAAACAAGCGTACGCTTCAGTTCTACAAAGATCTGACGCCGTCGTTGTACGCAGCTACCGGACTGAGCATATCTCCTACGCACATGGAACATATTATTGAGTCGTACACAAGGACACTATATCCGCTAAAGTTTGCGTACGGATGGGGAAAGTCATGGGATGACTTCAATAAATCCGCCGACAAAGACAAAGAGGATAAGACCTTTACTGAGTGGATGTGGGATCAGGGCAGAATAAACCTGATCGCATACAAGCCCAACCTGAGTCAGAATGAGCGACAGGATATGTATAACTTTATGTCTATGACAGACGTCGGCGCTAAGGCTCCGCTTGTTCCTCCGACTTGGACTGACCAAGAGATCGAGTACCTGACAAGAGCAGCTAAGGTTATCCGAAGGGAGAAACTTCTGCGCGAGCAGGATATTAACTCACAAATGGTAAACGTAGCCCTTGAAATGCAGCGCTCAGGTCAGCTTGATCGAAAGGCTTCCGATGGCAAGACGTACCGCCAGAAGATCATGGCGATCGTTTCATCCGGAGGGCGCGACGGGTTCCGTAAGAAGTTGCGAGAAGCAGAGAAAGGTGATTAAATACAAAGCCCCGGATCGGACAAACCGACCGGGGCTTTTGCTATAACGGTTAAGGAGCGTTTATTTCTTCGCTACAAAGTAGATGGTGTATCGAGTACTCTGTGTGCCGGTTCCAGTGAGTATGACCCTTTGTCGCTGGCCATAGATTAAGGCGCCAACCATACGATCCAAATCAGTAGATCCAGTCGTAGTCTTCGAGTCAATCTGAATCCAGTCTGTCCCTGTGGCACTTGCGCTTTCCTGTAAGACACACGCAACGTTCTGTGTTCCAGAGAGTTGTGTAGTCTGTATGGTCCAGTTATAAGACCATGGCGAAAGCATAAGCGCCGGTAGTGTAATGGTGTCGGACTCCGTGTCAGTGATAGTATCACTGATTGCATACCGGTAGAATGGGTCAAGCGTCTGTGCGCTCAGCGTCAGTCCGTGTATCATGAGCACTGCAATAATGGCCAGTGTTCTCATGCCTCCTGAATTTGCTTAAGCTGAGCGCGAAGCTGAGCCGCCTTTACCTTGAGTAGGCCATCAAGCGTCGTCTGTATGACTTCACGCAGGAACTCCACCCACTCTTCAGTGGCGCCAGCCTTTACGGCAATCGGGATCAAGATGCGGTCTATGACCAGTGCATGGAACTGTGGGTCACGCATGAGTTCGTCAAAGAACAGATCGAGCTGGGCCTTGTTCTGTGCGTCATCATCCGTGATCAGGCGCAGAGCGCTAATAGCCTTGTCCTTAATAAATACCAGCAGAGCCTCAACGTCTTCATTCTCGATCGGCTCGATCTTTTGCCCGAGAATACGGTCCAAGAAGTCAGCTACCGGGCCATTAATGTGATCGAGCAGTGCCTCGCGCACCTGCTTGTCGTTCTCTGGGATTTCATCATTAAGCACCTCGATGATAGTCTTTGCTAGCGGGAATGCCAGCATGACTCCGTCCTTTACGTCTTCGTTCCCGATCTTCTTCTCAAGCTGTGCTCCAGTGAAGTTCAAGAAAAGCCGCATGATTGTTGCACTGATGTCGCCAATCGGCTTCAATTTTGGTTCTCTCTCTTTAGCCATGATTAATGTTTTATCGAATTAAATTAAATGAAGTGACTCCTAGTCGCACGGGCTTTGCTTGCCTTGCGCTCTTCACGGAAATCTTTGATCTTACAGGGTTTGTGACTACAAGCCTGTCTGCACTAGCTGTATGTATCTTCGCAACTCTTACTTCGTGGCCCTCCATCTTCAGGATCATTTCGTAGAAGTAGGCGAACCATTTCAACGCATCCTCTAGGTCGTCATCTCCAAGAAGCAAATACCCTCTGTTTGTAAAGTGCGCCTGCGTTACCTTTGAGATCTCTGCAATAGCGGAATTGATCTCTTTCCCGTGCGTGTATTCAATCTCCATCTCGAACTTCGTGTCCTGCCAGTTGTTCTTTCCGTTGCTAGCCCAGCGCGCCGATAGAGTGGCGCCGATATCTATGTAGTTCGTCTGCTTCGGATATACAGGCTCAGGCTTTGGCTCTGGTTGTGGGTCTGGCTTAGGATCAGGCTTAGGAGCGCTGCCCGGGTCGTCTGGAAGTGATAGGATTTTGTCGATGAAGGTTATGCCGTGGCCTGTCTCTTGGTCCCTGCCGACAGGAGGTAAATCAGTAGCTATTCGCTCAAGAGCCGCTACTACTTGATCTGGGTTGTACTTATTTTTAGTGGAGGCTAGGATAGCAGCAAGTCCAGTCATAGTCGGAGTAGCCATACTTGTGCCAGATAGCGATGCGTAAGTATTGCCCGGAACATAGGTTGACCAGACATTTGATCCGGGCGCGCTCATCCATACCTCTGGGCCCATTGTGGAGTACCCGGCCCGTCGAACATAATCAGCCGTTTGCTCTAGCGCGGCAATAGCTTTCACGCTAATACTTTTGCCCGGGAACTGAACACCTACTTGCCCTGTATTTCCAGCTGCGACGAAGATTAAGATGCCTGCATCCTTACAGCGCTTAAGCGCAGCTTCAACAGCGGCATCTGTGCCAGCCCCACCGAGGCTTAGGTTTATCATAACAAAATCTCCGCGTTGAACCATTGGCGCAAAGTCAATAGCTGCTTGATTTAGACCTGCTGCAATTTGAGCATAGCTCCCGAAACCCTGAGATGATAAATACTGATAAGGATATATGTGGATCATCCCAATATCAACCAAAGCCTCCGCGATACCAAGGTGATCTACGCCATTTCTTGCGGCGACAATACCAGCTACATGAGTGGAGTGCCCTTGCTTATCTGGGCCAACCGGTTCGCCAACAAAAGACTTTCCAGTTCTGGTCACCTTCTTTAGTGCATCGTGCGCATATCCAGATCCGGTGTCACCAATAATGATATGCACAGATCGCTTGGCCATGGACTGAATGCGCTGATAATTCTTTGGGGCGCCTAAGAAGACGCTGCCCCAATTGCCGGTAGAGAAGATGCTACGCTCATATACCGGCGTGATCTCTTCGGGTGGAAGCACAACATCCTGTGCGTGCATCCCAATACATAAGAACTGCAATAGCAGTATGATAATTTTCTTCATCGTATCTCTCTCCATTTTAGTGTACATTGAATTGCAGATATGCCTCCTATACCTTGAGCAAGTATTGTGATCCTGCCTAGCGCTCTAGGGAGGCCGTCATGGCCAAGAGTAATCGGGTACTTAAAGGATATTGGTCTTGATATCGTCCCCTTTACGGATGCGCCAGATGCTATATACCCCTGATCTATGACAATTGCTGGTGAACCAGATAGTGTGCCAGCAACTACATCGACGCCAGAGTAAGCGGCATTAGCATCGGTTGCAGTAATGCTGGTCAACTCCTGACCGATAACCACCTTGTATATCACCGGGTTATTCCCTGTAACAATGATGTCGAATCCATCCAGCAGAATTTTCTCGTGATTCTCAATGCCCTCGATTGACGTGTCTGGCTGTATAGAGATTACATGCGTGTCCGTATTATTCCCTGCGGTCACGGATGTAGAGGATGCAAATTGGTAGGCAGAAATATCTTCTGATCCGCCTTCGCTTATCACACTTGAGCATATCAAATCCAATGTGTCCGTAGTTGACGCCGCACTTGAGATCATCCCAACTCTGATTGGTAGCGTTGCAGTCTGTATGTACGGATCAGATAAGATGTTCGCGTGATTAAATTCGTGGGCATAGATGATATCTCCATCCACATCAAAACCAACTCTGACTCTGCCAACAAATAGCGCCTGAAAATCAAGGACTAAGATCTGCGTCTTATTCCAGTCTAGCTTGATACCGCATCCATTCCCGTCCATTCGGTCAAGGTTCCAGTCTTCTTGATTCACTACTTCATTTCCTGACCCAGTCTTTGACAATATGGCGATCTGAGCTTGTGTGCCATTAAGTTGCAGGCGTATTGCGTTGTCTTTATTGCCATAGCCTGCGTACTTTATAATCGAGTCTTTAGCTCCGCGAAGATTAAATGTAATGAATACCAACTGACTCTTACCGGCCTGATACTTAAACCACTCGAAGGTCTGCATAGCAACCTCAGAGTTCGCCGGGGAAGCAGCCATGGTCATCTTTGCGCAGCGGTTCGTCTTGTCGTGCGAGATGGCTGTGCCGGTACCAACTGTGATCGTGTCGAACAAAAGTGGCGCCAAGTCGTATGTGAACTGATGGTCGGTCAGGCCGGTAGCATTTGAAACCCTTAGCCGCGAGAACGCATCCCTAGCTGGTAGAGGCTCATTCATCGTCACCTTGACCACATTCTCTACAACCTGCGAATTAAGGCTGATTAGTGAAACACAAACCAGTGCGATCAATAAAAGGGTTCTCATTTCTTGGATTTTTTACCGCTACATTTCCATTTCTTTCTGGATAGGCGCAGCGGTGAGTTTGGATCTTTCGCAGCTTCCGGGTGTTTCTTCATCTGACCTGCTGACCGGGCACAGTAGGAGTCGCCACGTTCTGTGCCCGGGGCGATAGTGTAGCCCTTGGCTCCGTAGCGAACAGTTTTCTTACGCCCGGTCTTTAGATTGGTTACAACTTTTTTGAACTTCTTCCCAGCTGCCATCAGTAGCTCTTCTTAATTTTCGGCGCCTTCGGAGTCATCTTGGTTCCTTTTCCTTTCTTTCCTTTGCACTTCTTTTTCATCTTTTATTCCTAATTTTGATTTAATGATCTGAATTATGAATTTCGGGTTGCTCTGTATCTCGTCGAGCAGCGCGATGAATAGCTCAAACAACTCCATTGAAGATCCTCCAATGATAGCTCCAATTAATCCTGCTGCCCCGGGGACTTCTTGTAGCCCGAGCTTGTAAACAAAGAACGGGGTGGCTAGATAAGCCATTGATCCTCCAATGCCTAAAATAATAACTCTGTCCCAGAAGGACTTCTTCTTATTTTGCAGGTAGGCAATAGCACCAATGAAGCCTCCGAAGATTGCAACGCACTCCTCTTTGGTTATTTGTAAGGCCCAGACCCAGAACTTCTCCATTTCTTAAAGCTGACCCATTTTTCCATATCATTCGGCGCCGGGAATCTACCTCCAAACCAAGGTCCGCGCCGTCTGAGTATGCTTGGGATCTTAGCCCAAATATACGAAGTAACTCCGTTGCGCTCTGAATGATTATCGCCAGCGGTCACATAAAAAAGCTCGGCATTCAACTTACCTCCGTCCTTTACAATCGCAAGGCAAGCGGTATCATATAGAGAGAACATCACCTCGCCATGGACATCCCAGCCGCCGTTCTCGTCATTCTCGTATATGGCTGCGCGGAAGTGCATGAAATTTTCGTCTGGCCTCCACGCTAGAAGCAAGGCGCTCTTGTTGTTGGCGCTTAGTGCAGCACCTACGCCGCCAGCTTTATTCCAAGAGTCCTTCCCGGGGAACTCCTTGATGTCGTACCAGCAACTCTGGTCTAGGTCTAGAGTGATTAGCTCAGAATACCTCCCAAGTATCGGCGTGATCTGGTTGATCCCATTGGGCTTGAAGTCATGCTGACCTTGCTTTACTTGGTACCTCATTTTTGTAGTTTTTTATGCCTCGCGTAGAAAGCAACAGCAATGAAGAATGCGGCGATTATCAATGATACCCACTTTATAATGTCCAGTATGAGCACACTTACGTCTGTCATTTCTCAAAAGTTTTACCTGAGTTTACATCTCCAGTGTAGTCTTTGCTTTCGTTGATGACTAGAGCTAATACACTAGCTGCGAATGCTATGGCTATTACGATTACGATGAATGCTATTGTTTTCATTGTGCCGTATTTTGTGCCTTGAATGCCGCCGTTGCCCGTGCGTTAACCGCCCTTACTAATCGGTAGGCGACGCCCCGGTTAGCGTCGAAAGCTACCCATTCGTTAACGTTCGCCGGGTTGCGCAGGAAAAACCGCGTTGCGCCGTCGTAGGTCATTCTGAAAACGTTGGTATTATCCACCGTGAAAATGATCTCAGTGCCTGCGCCGGGGCCTGCTGCCGGTATCAGTCGGAGTACCTTGGTTGAAAAGCGCTCCACGATCTGCGCATCCACGCCCGCAGCGCCTGTCTTAAGTATCCGCCAACGCCATAGAAAAACCGTGTCCTGCCCTGTTTCGGCTTTGTAGGTCAATATCTCTGGCTTCGCCGCATCTCTGGCCACGTTGCGCGCACTGATGCCGAATTGCTGAATAGATAGGCTGTCAAGCTCTGTGATCTTGCGGATGTACGTTCCCGCGTTGATCCGGGCCGTTTCCCGCTGCCAGTAGTCATTTGCCACTTGCCATATCTGCCCTGCTACATAGTTGGCAGCGGTTGCGCTGTCAACTGGAATACGGAAAGCGCCGTCAAGCAATCCGCGCTGCGTGCCGTCTTCGAACGTGCGGATGTGATACAAGTAGCGCTGTTCGCCTTGTATGCTCAGATACATCGTATCAGAGTATTCGCCGGTCTGTGCGCTGGCAAGAAATGCAGATAGGCTGCATAGGAGAAAAATCAATATTCGTTTCATGGTTGCTATTTTTAATTGCGTTCGTCCATAATTAGCCACTGATACGCGAGCGTGTTTGGGTCCTGACTGCAAATAACCCGTGCGTATTTCAGTGTTTGTCCTCCGTCGTACGTTGTTGCGGTTGCGACGTTTACTCCATCCCGGTACGTCAGGCGGTTTGTGCCGCCGCTTGTGATCTGCCCGAAGTGCGTACCGCCGTTTGTTGTTCCGAAAAACACTTCAACTATTTTCCCTGCGTATGTACTTGACGGCTCCGGGAAAGTCACTGTCCTGCTTGCGGTGTTTCCGATGCGCAGCCAGACAACAAGCTGCGAATAGTTGCTTATCCAGTCGATTGTCAGATAATTGCTTAAGTCCACATCTGCGTCATCTACGCTTAAGTAAGTCAGCCCGCCCAACTTCGCCCCACCTGCGGCCCCGCTTGCAAGCTTGTCGGCCGTTACATTCGCGTCTGCTATTTTCGCAGTGGTCACCGCGTTGTTGTCTATTGTCCACGTCGCTCCGCTGCTTGACACGGTGATGTCGCCTTTGTCGCCGTCGGAAACTCCAGAAGCTGCCACGTTCAACACGCCCGCGTCGATCGTTACGCCTGTGCCTAGTGTCAGCGCGCCCAAGTCCCCATCTGCATCCGCGCCTACTATGCGCGTCGGGGTGAATGATGCAAGTGAATCCAAGCGCACCACGCCGGAAACGTGGAGGCGACGGGCAGGGGCAGAGGTGGAGCCGATGCGGGTAGAGCCTGCTAGGTTATTTACTGCGCTTGCACCGGATTGATATATAGCGGTTTGGCTGTTTTGCGTCAGCTCCAACCCTCTATAACTCCCTGATGCTACTGCTGCTATTGTCGGGTCTATCGTCACGCCAGAAGAAATAGATGTATTTTCGCCCCGATGGTTAATTGTTCCGCCTACATATATATTATACGATCTTGAATCTCCGGCGGTTGGTTGGTGATTAAGACGCGAACGGATGCCGTACCAAGTGCCTTTTTGCGGATCGTTGTTGCTCATTAGCTGATCTAAGTTAACGGCAAATCCTGAAAACGTACCGCTTATACCTGTGCCACCAGAAAGCAAGTACATATTTTTCAACTCATACGCGCCAGATGTGATATTTCCAAGGCCCCCCAGCACTGAATATAGAACGTTTCTGTTGCCGGTCGCGCTAGAGGCGTTGCCTAAGAAATAATTCTGTGCGTTGCCTGCGGAAAATTGGCCACTTGATCCAATATAGCCCGCAAAATTAGTAATATTATTTCCGTTACCCTGCCCAAAAGCTATCGAACCATCGCTGTAAAATGCAAATATCCTACCCGATGCCGCAGCGTTCCACCATACTAAGCCTTCTCCGGATGGAGTAGTGCTATTTATTGCCCTTAAAACAAATCCATTGTTGTTCCCGCCGCGCCTAAACGCAAATTGAGGATCACCTGCATTAACATATCCAGCATCTATATAGGTTAATCCTGCGGTCTGGTCGTACCCTATTCGTGACCCTGTTGTAAGCCTTCCGTTTGCATCGAATACCGCTGCAAAATTAGCCGTACCCAACCCCGTCGCCGTTGCGCTTTTGACCGGGTTCTCCCACGCCGACGCCCCGTAAAAGTCGAGGTTTCCGGCTGTGGTATTGTACCTAAGTTGCCCCGCTGCTGGCGTTCCGGGCCTCTGCGCTGTGGTGCCATTGGGCAGCCTGAAAAACCCTGTGCCCGTCGCTGTGACGCCGCCGATTGCTACGGTGAGGGGTGAATCTCCAAGCGCCGTTGAGCCTGCCCATAGGGGTATGGTGTTTGTTGTTCCGCTGCCGGTGATGCTTCCGCCCCCGCCTGTGCTTGGCACGCGAATCGTGTCCCTGCCCACCTCGGAGCCATTCTGATAATACACCGCTACGCTGTCGGATATGATGCGCGTCGAATCTACTACCGTCACATAGCCCGGATTGCTCCCCGACGTTACCCGCCCGTTGGCATCTACCGTAACGCTCGTGTACGTTCCCGGTGTGCCTATGCTGGTCAGGTTGTAGCGAAGTACGCCCGCGCTCTGGGAAACGCTTGTGCCTGTGCCGTCATCGAAGTTCACCGTGTCAGCCGTGCCCGCCCGGAGCTTAATCGGGCCAAGCGTGCCGGAAAAAGACAGCTTTGCGGCAGTGTCCAGGACGTTGCCGGCAATCCACGTTTTCGATGCGATTATAGACGTATCAACCCGCAAGAGTTGTGCGTTGGTGTTGCTGCCTAACAGCGTTGCGTCTGTGTTCATCAGAAGCGAAACAGTGTTGGAGCCTATGATGCTTAATGCCTGTGTTGTTGCCGTGTAGCTCAGGCTGTCAGGCGTTGCGCTGCCAGCAAGGATTTCAACCTTGAACGTTTCCGAAGGCGTGTATAGGTATAACGTATCACTTGCATAGACAAGGCTATCTATGTCCGTGCCGCCGCTTGCTATCGCGTTCCACGTCCCGCCTTCATAATAATAGATCGTTCCGGTCACCGTGTCCAGGGCAACCCACGCGTTATTAATTCCCGTTGGCGTGTAGGCAGGACTGCCAGCCGTGCGGTAAAGTAGGCCGTCGCCTGTGGTCTGGTTACCCAGGCGTATTTTGTTGGGCGAATTGGGGAACTGCCCGAAAGCAGCCCCCGCAACAAAAAGTAAAACAAAAACACAGATATAGTTTTTCATCACGCGATTTCTTTAATAGTGATCCCTGCATGGATGTCCTCGTTTGCGCTCAGAGGCCGCACGCAAAGCACCATGCTGTCCGGCGTGCCTGCGATCGTCGCACCGAGATAGTACAGGGAATTAATTAAGGCCGCCGTCGTTTCGTTGCCCTGCGCAAAGCCGCCAGCAAGGACTGTACCGTCCGTGACGGTGTTGGCTGTCGCGCCATAGGCCACCTGTACCGCGCTGTTGGTCAGGTCGGAATAAGTGAACGTTCCCGCAACGGTGGGATTAAGAATCAACTTCCATTCAAAGTCTTGCGTACTTGCTGCAATATTAATCAGCGTAGTTGCTGCAATCTTTACTACGCTGTCCAGGTTCGCAGCTTTCAGTCGTACCCCTACGCACGCATAAGTTGCCGCTGTGCTATTCGCGTCCACATGGGTTTCCGTGCCCACATAGCGCGTGATACCGGTTTCCTGGCTGCCTCCCTCGCTAATTACCGTGCTACATATCGCTTCAAGCGTTGCCGCGCCGCCTGTGCCGTCGTTCACAAGTTCGTATCTGAGGGGCAGGTTGGGCGTTGAAAAGTACGCCGCATCCAGGATATTGGCGTGGTTCATCTGATGGAGGTAGATAATTACGCCGTCAACAACCAGGCCAAAGCGCACGCTGCCGACCTGTAAAGATTCAAAGTCGATTACAAAAATCTGTGATTTGGTGTAGTCAAATAGCACGCTGGAACCTGATTTCCCATCCATTGCATCCAGATTGAATTGCGGGAAATTGACCACAGTATCAACCGCTTCGCCACTTACCCTTGACCGCCGCACCGCCCGCAATCCGTCCGCCCCATCTATTTCAAAAAACAGGCCGTTATTGTCGTCAAAAATACCCACGCGGTACGTTATGCCCGCTTTCATTCCAGAGGGGACGGCGGTCATCATTACCAATTGACTTTTGCCGGGTTGGTAGTTGAACCGCTGCTTTGTCTGCCATACCCCGCGCCCGGCTGTTTCGTTGGCTACTGCCAGGGTATAAGACGAACGGTCTTTTGAGTAGGTGTTTGTACACGTTCCCGAAACTTGCGAGAAGTTCCAAAAAAGCGCATGGTTCGCTGTACTGAGCTTGGAATCAAACAGCGTTTCAGGGGCCGATACACGAAAGCGCCCGAAAGCGTCCCGTTCCGTTGTCACGCGCACATCAGAATAATAGTCAGGCCCTATCGGTTTTAGTATCATATCTATTGGATTATCGTAAAGTAAACTTCATAATTTGCCCCTACAAAGTGCGTGTCTGCGTCTATGGTTATCGTGCTACTTACAATGTCGTATTGAACAGGTAGGAGCTTTTGCCCGTTCTGAAACACCTGAATCTGAATTTCAACAAATGGCAACGCGCCGCCGTTTTCAGTGATCAGTAATTCGCCGTCGCTATTGTTTAAAAACTCTTGCCTGAATACCCGTACCGTGTTGCCCGCGCTGCCTGTGCTGCCCCCTGTCGTACTTGTCCCGCCCGTTGGCGCTGTGCCTCCTGTGCCTCCCGACGTTGGCGCACCGTCCTTTGCATCTTTTGGAATTAGCTGCATGGTTTCCTCCGTGTAGCCTGTACCGCTTTGCACCTTGAACCAATCGCCCTGCCAAATTTCGGTTTGCACGTTGTACCGCCCTGCGAGGAATAGCCACTTTGCACTGTCGTAATCTATCGCTAGGTGCGGGCGTAACGGGTTGCTAGGGCTGTCCAAGTTTTGAAACGGCATGCCCGACAATTTTTTCACTGGCAAAAGTTGCCCGCGTATGGTTTCGTTCGCTAATAACTGCGAAAATGCCTTGTAATCTCCTAAGTTCCCAACGCGCCACGCGTCGGAAATTACCCATTCATCTGTATCATCTTTTACTTCGATGTGTCCGGGGCTTGCCAGGTTCGGGCCGTCGCCTATGCTTGTTACGAGTTCAACGCGCTTGGATGCGGTTGCGTCATTTGTTGATTTGTATCGGTAGATGTCGGCTTGATTCTCAAATGTCCCATCTCCAAGCAATTCCAGGTAGTTATTGGTCAGTTGGTAGCCTAAAATCAGGTACGGATCACCAACAACAAACCCGATTTCATCAGCGCCGTAGTACGCCTTGTACTTGTCGAACGAAAAAGTAAGATCTCCGCTTTGTTCAAGTGGTGGTGTAATGAAATTGATGGGGAAAGCAATCGTTTGCCCGTCGAATTGAAAAACAGGCGTAACGACGTACATCCGGGAGGCGCTGTCGTTATTCCATTCCATATTATCCGCCACCGGGCCGGTGGGCGTTGCAATTACATCGCCATTCAGAAAAAAGCTACCAACCTGCACCTTAAACGCAAGAACAACATAGTGCGGTTGGAATGCCGGGCCGGTGACGTTAATCCACGAGGTGTTAATTGTCAGGGTTCCGGTATAAGATAGCCGTCCTTCGCCGTCGCTATCGTCGATGTCTTCTACCGTCACCTCTGTATTGTTGATGTCGCTCCAGGTGTAGCCAGCCAACAAGTTGCGGCTTTGAATATGCCTATAATCAACTTGAACGCTTTTCAGCGGGACAAAGAACTCGAAAGCTCCGCCTGAAAACCGGAGTAGCTTGTTTCCCGCCGCGTTCGGAAAGTGAAACATAGTTAAGTCCTGAGCCGTTGCTACGCTTTCTGTTCCGCCTTTCGTGTATCGGAATACGTTCACGCTTGCCAGGTTGTCACCTTCGCCCACCTGCATCAACCAGAACGCATTACCAGAAAATACCAGCCGTGCGCCCCATGCCGTGCAAATTTCTTCTAATACCTCGTATGCGCTTGAATAGACGTTATTGCCCTTCGTGTCCCGGTAGTAAAACGCGCCGTGTGATACGCGGGCGCGGTTCATCGGGTTGATGGTCGCTGCGTAGGTGTAGCTGTTTTCATGCCAGTTTGCCACAACGTTCAGCAGCGTATCGGACGGGCCAAAAAGCGACGTGATAAATGGCAGCTTGTTTAGGGCCTTTAGGACGTGCTGAACAAACGTTTCCTTTCCGGCGTATTGTGTGCCGTCGTTATTATAATCCACGCTTTTAAGCCGCCCCAGTCCGTCAACGGCTCGAATTTCAACCCGGTAGCCTACTTCTAGGGTTGTATCTTCTATTCTTACGTTATCAGTAGTGATATACCCCGACCATGTAAACGGGGCAGACAGGCCGGCAAACATCGCTACCGTTACGGTGAACCGCCCTTCTTCAGCTCCTACTAAGTCCGTAACAAACGTTTCCAGGTCGGAATTTGAAACAATTAGCGAAAGGCTGCATTCGCTTCCAATGATGGGGGAGAACCGTTCGCGGGCTTCGTCGCCTCGCCATTGTACCTCTATGCGTTCGCAAGAAAAGGGCAGCGTTGAACCTGAAAACGACGAATCCC